ATCCTTTGCTTATATTTAAGACGACCTTCGAGGTATTCCTCGAAAGATTTATAAGTGGGAACACCGTTCGCTTCCAACTCAAAATTAATTTCAGCAAAATTTTGCTGTTCATACTGCCACCCGTTCCACGAAATGCCGAGCAGTTCTAGCAATTCTTCTTCGCGCTGGGTAATATCAATAACCATCAAAACCTCCATAATATTATTCACTATACCCTGTTTATGGGAAAATGTCAAGCCCCTTTTTAATTTTATTTTCCCTTGACATTTCCATCGTAATAGGGTATAAGAGTATGTTGAGTTTGAAAAGGATTTTGTTATGTCTATGCAACTTATGTCACATGCGTTCACTACCACTAGTACCAAGAAGCGCAAGACTTCTAACAAGGGTGTCGCTGCACGGTATTCCCAGGATTGGGTTGAATATAACAAGCAGATGAAGCGCATCGGTTCTACAACTAAGACTTTCGATGAGTATGTTCAATATCGGCAAGGTAATTATAAACCCAAGTTGCGTGGCACACCTCTACCTAAATATGAAGTCAGCGACCATCGTCAAAAGTATCCTTCTGGTGATGGTATCGGTGTAAACTATTCTCGTAAAGAACAGATCTACACAGGCACGCTTATCAAGGGTATCAGCGTTCTACATAAGAGCAATGCTGTTCCTGTTATCAATAATGAACAGATTCTGGAAATAGCAAAGATGCGCCGAAGTTGAATGTAAAAGAAAAGTTGGATTCGGTTGGGCATGGATTCTGCCCACAGAAGTGGAGATGGTTAGCACTATATCTTCACTCTGGGCATAAACACAGTTGTCATCATCCACCACCGATGCATATTGCTCTAGAAGAAATCGCTAAAGATCCCGCAGCATTACATAATACCTCACATGAGAAGCAGCAACGCAAGACCATGTTGGAAGGTGGCAGACCAGATGAGTGCTCTTACTGTTGGAGTATCGAAGACATCAATGAAGTCAGCGATCGCGTTGTGAAAAATACTGTTGCACCGAATACTCTATTAGATCTTGATGAAGAAATACAAATTTTAAGAAATACACCATGGGGTGAAAATGTAAACCCATATAACATGGAAGTTAGTTTCAGTAATGCATGTAATTTCAAGTGTGGTTACTGTTGTCCATCATTTTCTTCTCTCTGGGAAGATGAAATAAAACAACATGGTAATTATGATTTACAATATAATCAGTATGGGTTGTCTGATAAGATCTATTCCGAGAAAGAATATAATCCATATGTTGAGGCATTTTGGAAATGGTGGCCAAATTTAAAAAATGATTTAAAGGTTTTCCGCATTACTGGGGGGGAACCTTTAATGACTGCCAACACGTTCAAATTGCTCGATATGTTGAAGGAAGATGGCAACCCAGAGTTATTACTTCAGATCAATACTAATCTAGGGGTAACGAATCGTAAAGTTTTAGATTTTTGCTCGCGAGCGCGAGAATTGATTAAAAAGAAACACGTCAAGAATATTAGAGTGTTTACGAGTATAGAATGCACAGGTAAGCAAGCAGAATACATTCGACGCGGACTCAACTATGAATTGTTTCTACAAAATATTAATACTGTATTAGAAACAGTTCCAACTGCATACGTAAGTTTTATGACAACGTATAATGTCTTAACTGTTCCATATTTCAAAGATTTCTTAAAGTTGGTTGTAGAACTTCGTGCGAAATGGGGCGAACGAATTCTAATTGATATTCAGCATCTTAAAGAACCGCCACACTGGACAATGAATATACTACCGAAAGAATTTGGTAGATATATAGACAGCGACGTCGAATACATGAAGCAAAATGGATTTCAAGAGTTCGAAATACAAAAGATGGTACGAGTTCGAGAGTATTTCTATAATGATACGCATAATATATCAGAGGAATACAGATTGAATGCCAGAAAAGATTTTGCCAAGTTCTTTCCGGAATATGACCGTAGAAGCAACAGTAATTTGGCAGACACGTTTCCCGAATTTACAGAATTTTTAGAATGGTGTGAGGAATTATAAACATGGTTAATTTTGATGTTGTAATGCTTTGGATGCAATATATTCGCAATAATCCAGATAATGCATACAGATTCTCTGAGAATTTTTGGCCGAGTCAGATCGAGAGTAAGAAGTGGTTACTCGAACATGTAACTCACATGGATAGATCGATCATAATTTTCGGTGGATGGTATGGAGTTCTTGCGCAGTTTATTGCACATAAATTTCCAGATGCCCGAATTCTAACCACAGATTTAGATTCTAGTTGTAGGCATGTATTCGCTGCTATCGACGAATGTTATCACGATATTGTCTTTCGTCAACATGACATGAAAAATGGTATGCCAATCAACATACATCCCGATCTGGTGATCAATACCAGCAGCGAGCATGTTACGCAAGAAGTTTACGATGCTTGGTGGGACTCTATTCCTAGCGGGACTAAATATATCGTTCAAGGAAATAATCTAGAAAATCATGAGCATGTTCGTCTTGCTAATAGTCTAGAGGAATTCTTAAACATCAACAATATTAAAGAACCAGAATACGCTGGTATGTTGAAGTGTGGACATTTCTATAGATACATGGCAGTGGGTTATAAAAAATGAGTGATGGTGCGCACGAGGAACATAATCTGGATGTCCATTCAGTAGATTCATATTGGAATTTTCTGAAAGAGAAACGTGAAGTAATTAATAATGTAAGTCCTACCTTCTGCGCTGCAAAGTGGAAACAATCCACAATTCTTCTGTATAATGGTGAAACACATAGTTGTCACCATCCTTCTCGCCATAAAATTACGTTAGAAGATATTAAAGACAATCCAAGAGGTATTCACAATACTGCTGTTAAAAAGGCAGCACGTATTGACATGCTCAATGGTATACAAACCAAAGAATGTGACTATTGTTGGAAAATTGAAAATCTCGACAAAGATTGGATGAGTGATCGGATATACAAATCCACGTATTCATGGGCGCTCCCGCACATTGATGAAATTGTAAAATCTGGTGATGGGGCAGATATTGATCCTTCGTATTTAGAAGTTGCATTCGAATCTACATGCAATTTTAAATGTGTATACTGCAGTCCAGAAAGTTCCTCAAGGTGGCAGGAAGAAATTGAAACGCACGGTCCAATTGAATTAGAAGATTTCAAATTGCACGATCTTGGATGGTTGAAAGAAGTCGGTAAATTGCCGATTCACAGGAAAGATGAAAATCCATACATCGATGCATTCTGGGAATGGTGGCCAGAATTATATCCAAATTTGCATACATTTAGAATCACTGGTGGTGAACCTTTACTCAGTAAGCACACATGGAGAGTTCTTGATTATATTGCAGAGAATCCGAACCCAAATTTGACACTTGCAATCAACACCAATCTCAATGTTCCTGATAAATTGGTTGAGAAACTCGTGGAGTATATTAATAGAATCTCTTGTAATATTAAATTGTTTGATGTTTATACATCCCTCGAGAGCACAGGTAAACATGCTGAGTACTCCAGATTTGGTATGCAATTTGATGAGTTTAAGAAAAACTGTGAATATGTATTAGATAATACGCCAAATACCACAAGACTACATTATATGACAACTATAAACCTAACAAGCGCTCCAACTCTTCTAGAATATTTACAATATATCAGAGAAATGCGTTTACGGTATTATAGTAAGATTCATGAATTCAGAGTAAGAACTCATCTTTCATATCTTCGCTGGCCTAGAATGTTATGTTTGACATTGTTATCTCCGGAAGATAAACAAAAGTTTGGGGATATGTGGATAGAATATGTTGAAGAACATAAATTAACATCAAAAAAATCTCTCCAAGAAACCTTTTATTTGGAAGAAGTCGATCAAGTAAGAAGATTGGTCGATTACATGAGATCAACTAAAGAACCAGAATCACTATACAGAGACTTCAGAAACTATACTCGCAGTTTGGACAAACGCAGAAAAACATCATTCGTTGACACTTTTCCAGAACTTGCGTATTTAATGGATGACGACTATTATGGATGATAGATTACTTCAATTTAGAGATGGTATATTAAATTCTAAATCTGCATCGTTTTGTGGTGCGAAATGGGGAAATAGTACTCTGTGGTTGGGTAGCGGAGAAACCAGCAGTTGTCATCTTCCTCCTGTTCATAAAATAGATCCAGAGCAAATTTTATTAGATCCAGCAAAACTGCATAATACTGATCATAAAATAAAAATGCGACAACTGATGAAGGATGGACATAAACCATCTGAGTGTGATTACTGCTGGAAGATTGAAAGTATGGGAACTGATTATATTTCAGATCGTGTCTTTAAATCTCTACAGTTTACACCAGAAGAAATGCAAAAATGGTTTGATAAACCAGCAGATGCTCGTATTATTCCACCCACATTAGAAGTTATGTTTGATAGAACCTGTAATTTTGCATGCAGTTATTGTAATGCAAATTTCAGCACAACATGGGAAAGAGACATAAAGAAATACGGTAACTATGATCTCGAGACTTCTGGTGGAGGTGCATTTAAACATGATGGTACGGTAAATAATTGTTATGAGAAAACAGAAAATCCATATATCAAAGCATTTTGGGAATGGTGGCCAGAACTTAGTAAAGAACTTCGCACGCTAAGAGTTACTGGTGGTGAACCATTAATGAGCACAGATGTTTGGAAATTGATTGACTTGTTTGCAGAAGAGAAATATCTGTTTGAATTGGGAATCAATACCAATCTTGGTGCAAAAAAATCTATCATAGATAGACTGATAGAGAGATCGCACGACATTAACAATCTTACTCTCTTCACAAGCATGGAAACTACAGGTGCGCAAGCAGAGTATATTCGCGATGGATTGGATTATGAATCGTGGTGCGATAACGTTGAGCGTATTCTTGGTGAATCTAATGTGAAGCGCATTGTTGTTATGATGACGATTAATGCAATGTGTTTGTTTAATATTACCGATTTTATGGATCAAGTTATGATTTGGAAACAGAAATATCGAAATCTTATCAGTATGAGTATTAATTTCCTACGGTTTCCTGCATTTCAAAGTTTAACAGTTTTACCTGATACTCTAAGAGAAAAATCGCATCAACAACTTTCTGATTGGTATCAAGTTAATCGTGATGATCCAAATCTTATGTTCACAGAGAAAAGTGATATTGAAAGATTAATTTCTTATGTCGATGTTATTGAAACACCACATTCATATGACACAGATCTAGAAAAAAATCGAAGCGATTTCAAAAAGTTCTATACTCAATATAGTTCTCGCAGAAATAAACCAATTGATGTATTCCCAGAGGAGTTTTTGCAGTGGTTCAACACTCTCTAAGAAACGATGGGTATTGCACCCTGCCATTCAATCACATGAATCTTCATCCTAATGGAAATGTTTCTATTTGCTGCGTTTCTAAGATGAGCGGACCAGATAGTGGTTTCGCTAAAGATAAAAACGGGAAATTACTCAATCTAAAAACGAATACGCTCGACGAAATTTTTAATAGTTATTCTACGAACAAAGTTCGAGATGAAATGTTAACACACCAGTATCCTTCTGCGTGCGAGGGTTGTTATAAGATTGAGCAACATGGAGGAAAGTCTCGTCGAATAACGGAGAATAACCGTTGGGAAAATGTTGAGAAACCTCAATTGGAGTTTCTAGATATTCGCTTGAGCAATCTTTGTAACTTAAAGTGTTTGATGTGTTATCCAGATTCTAGTTCTTCTCTTGTATCTGATTATAAAGAATGGTCGGATCAACTTCCATTCGTACCAAAAAACAATACTGATTACGATTTATTTCAGTGGTTTGATGAAAGTATAATCGACCAACTCTATGCACACAAAGATTCATTAAAATATCTTTATATTAATGGCGGTGAACCTTTTATTATGCCAATGCAATGGAAATTGCTTGAAAAATTGATAGAATGGGATGTCGCTAAAAACATACACATTAGTTACAATACTAATTGCACGACGTATTCGGATTCTTTCAGCGATTACTGGAAACATTTTAAAGTTGTTACTCTCGGATGTAGTATGGATGCAGTCGGGGATAAGAATAAGTTTATTCGTTATCCAAATGATTGGGATCGGTCGAACGAAAATATTAAAAAACTATTAGAAAATCCCTACATCGCTGCTTTAAACATTACATGTAGTATTCAGTGGTTGAATGCACCATTTCTTCCGGAGTTTTATGAGTGGGCAGTTCCTTTGACCAAATTGAAACCGCACACAACAATCAACCAAAACTTTATTGTTTTTCCTGATTATCTTTCATTGAATTGCGCTTCTAAAAATTTCAAGAAAGAATTAACCCAACTCTATGAAGAATCACCATACTCTAATTGGATTCTGACAGAAACAATGAAATCATACCTTCGTGTTGAATCGCAAAACGATTTGCATTGGCAACAAGGCAATAAATACTTAGACGTTGTTCAACTAAGTAGAAAAATGGGTCCGTGGAAAGATATATTCAATTATGACTATCAATACTGAAAATAATAAAAGTATCTGTAGATATCCATGGGTCCATAGTTATATCGGATCACAGTACGAACGAAAAATCTGCTGTATATCTGATGACATCCATTCTGAAGAAAAAACAGAAACTAAGGATTTCTGGAATTCTTCAGTGATGAAAGATGTTCGAAAGAAGATGGTAGCAGGAGAAAAGATTGATGCATGTTCTGTGTGCTATAAGAACGAAGAGCAGAATATCCAATCTTTGCGACAACAGAGTTGGAACGAGCATCAGATCGAAGAAGAAGAATTAATCGCTGATGTCATAAGTAAAACCGACGAAAATGGTTCTGTGTCAGAACTTCCTACATATTTTGACTATCGAACCATTCATTGTAATTTACAGTGTATAAGTTGTGGGTTTTTCTATAGTTCTAAACACAATTCTCTGTTCAGAGAAATGTGGGGTCATGCGCCAAAAATGTATCTGTCTGGTAAAGAATTTGTGATAGATTATAATTTCGAAGATTCTATGGCACAAGAAATTATTGATTGTTTGGACCAGCGGAGATTGACTAAGATATATTGGGCTGGTGGCGAACCGATGATGTCCCATGTGCATTGGAAAGTAGTAGACAAACTACTAGAGATTCAAACTGTAGATCCTGCGTATCTAGACAAAATCTTTATTCACTATAATACCAATCTAACTCGTCTTCAATGGAAAGGAAAGATTATTCCCGAACTGTTGGAGTTTTATCAACCAAGTATACAGGCAAGTCTAGATGGGACGCATGAAACTTTTGAATTTTGCCGAGATGGGGCGTCATGGGAAACAGTTTCTAATAATTGGAAAGAATATCATTCTAGACTAAACAAGAGAAACCAATTCGGTCTTTCAAGCATTATGTCTGCTCCAGTTCTTATGGATATAGATAGATGGTTTGAATTTTATGAACCGTATGATCCGGAACTGCATTCTCACAAATTATTTGGTAATATTACTTCTGATGCTTATCAGGGATTCTTGGATATTCGATTATATCCCCAACAAATTTTCGATAGAATTGTTGATCACGCTATTAAAAGATTTGAAGAGTGTTCTTTGAGAGGAAAAGAAAGAACGATTGCAATATTAAAATCTTATAAATTAGATAAAAGCAATAACCCAATTTATTCAGATCTAGAAATGTTAAAAATGATGAAAGAAAATTGGGAATATCGAGAAAAGTTTCTGCTGGGAAAACACACCTTTGAAAGTCTAACTGCAATTATAGACCCAGAGGTGAGGGATTGGTATTTGTCAATATGAGCGAAACTAAAATTTATTGTCCGTCTATGTGGAAATCGGTGCATGTTGATACCGATGGTTACCTAACACCATGCTGTCTTTTTATCCATAGAGAAGATAAAAAAAGTAAACTTGTAGATATAGAACATGCGGAGAGTATTCTACAAGAAGAATTTCAGGAATATCGCGACCAATTATCGCAAGGTATTTGGCCGAGTGGTTGCAACCAGTGTAAATTTGCAGAAGACGAGGGGCGAGACAGTAAACGAACACAAGATATGTGGATGTTACATAATGGAACAATGCAAACGCCACCTGAAGAAGTTTCTCTTGAATATCTACAGTTAAAAACTGGAAGATTATGTAATCTCCGTTGCACCATATGCACTCCTGCGTGCTCAACTGCAATTTCGACCGAACTGTTACGCATAGGAAAATTGGACAGAGAAACATATGATCGTCTTAATGAAGAGATTGCTTGGTCTTATGATTTAGAACAATATAAGAAATTGAATCCTGGTGAAAGTGGATATTTCAGAATTGATATTGCGGGCGGCGAACCTCTACTAAACAAGACACACTTTGAGTGGTTGGACCAATTACCAAATCCAGAAAAAACAATATTATTATATAATACGAATGGAACACAAAGACCAAGTAGAAAAGAGATTGATATTTGGAAAAAATTCAGAGGTATTGTTTTATCTTTCAGTATAGATTCTTACGGCGATAAGTTTGAGAAACTAAGAGTAGGTGCTAAGTGGGATCAAGTTTTGGATAACTTGAAATACTGCCAAGAAGAAATTATAGCAAAGGAATTCGATTTACACACATCAAATGTTTCTATTGTTATGACAGTAAGTAAAATGAACGTCAGAGACTCGATTACTCTTTACAAGATATTGAATCAATATGTGCGGTTTACTAATTCAAATCCGTTAAATTTTAACTACTTGTATTATCCTGACCACATGGCATGCCACAACATGACGCGAGAGGAACTGCAGGAAGTAATTGCATTGTATGATGCTGAAATACCTTCTTTACCCGAAGAAGGCAAAATGCGGAAACAGTGTATGGATTTACGAAATAGTCTTTTTTCATTTTTGGATGGAAAGGAAGTTGAAAATCTACGACCAATGCCGAGCGATCATAGAAAATGAACCTTGACGGAAAAAAAAGATTAGTTTCGTTTGGGTGTTCTTTTACGTCTGGTCACGAAATTATTGATCATGAATTATTAAACATTACATTTGATGAATGTAATTCTATCAAGAAAAAAATTGGTTCTATAACCAAGTTCGACAAATACTTAGAAAAAACGACTGGTGCATCTACTCTTGAACTTTCTGAGATATCATCTAACCGAGCATATGCGGGTAAATTGGCATATAAATTGAATTTGAGTTATAAGTCGTATGCATGGCATGGACATGCTTTAGAACATTCTGTTCTGTTATTTCTGCAGGCGTTATACAAGGGAGAATTAAATCCTGATACGGATTTACTATTTTTCGGAATAACAACACCACAAAGGTATTTGCATTTTGGTCCCGATGGACGGCCTTTAACAAGAGTTATACGAACTGATTTTACTGAAATTGATGTTTACTATAATTCATATAAAATAATGCAAACATATGGATTTGCTTTAAATCAAATTATTGGAATCTGTAAAGAAGCAAATTTTGATTTCGTAATACAACCAGTTGTTATTACGAAACTGTTAAGATATATGGGTGGAGTGGATAACTATTATTGTGACATGATAGAGTGTTGGGAATTTATGCCGTTATTCGAGAAAATATTAGAAAAATCTTTAGAATATTCTATAGACGCCAAGGTTCATCTACATCAATTTTATAATCCATCGGTACACAAAACATGTCAATATGCGCATCCGCCTGAAGAGGTTCATGAATTATTTGCGAGGGACTTATATGATAAAATTATTAGTAAGTAAGATTAAACAATATTATCAAATTTATAAATTTAAGAAGAAAATGAAAAAACTTAGAAAGTTAGATCCGTTCATTTATGATTGAGTGGGGAATCTCTGCAGGAGCACATGATGCTGCATTGACTGTTGTTGGTGGGGATGAGATTCTTTTCGCATCACATGCCGAGAGATATAGTGGTGTCAAAAATGACAAGCACCTAAATGCTGATCTGATCACTGCAGCATTGAAGTTTGGTAAACCAGAAAAGATACATTGGTATGAGAAACCAAAACTACGAGCAATGCGCAGACTACTTTCGGGGCAAGGACTAGTTCGTTTCAGTGTTCGGCGATATCTAGAGGATGAATTTGGACTCCAAGTTCCTGTTGAATTTGCATCTCACCACGAGTCACATGCTGCAGCAGGTTTCTATACTTCTCAGTTTGAATCTGCAACTGCTCTAGTAATTGATGCTATCGGTGAATTCGATACAGCATCTATTTGGTTGTGTGACAGCGAGAAGATGAAGAAGAAGTGGAGTATGGATTATCCGAAATCTCTTGGATTGTTTTATTCCGCTATAACAGACAGAGTTGGATTGAAACCAAACGAAGATGAGTATATTCTCATGGGTATGGCAGCGTATGGTAATCCCAACAAGCACTATTGGGACATGCGCGAACTATATGAGCGAACTAATTTGCATCGTGGTTGTAGGTGGTGGTTGAAAAACGAAGATCCTGATCACTATGATCTTGCTGCCTCTGCGCAGAAGATTTATGAAGAAGAATTCGATAAACTGCTCCGTCGTGCCAAGGAAATAGACCCTCTACAAAATAATCTAGTTTTATCAGGGGGTTGCGCACTTAACTGCTCTGCGAATCATATCGCTTTGAAATACTTCAAGAATGTATGGATTATCCCGAATCCAGGAGACGCTGGTAGTTCTCTTGGTGCTATTGCTGCAAACAACCGCAGAAAACTAAACTGGCAAGGTCCATATCTCGGCGAGAATATTGATACTGAATATCCTGTAGAAAAACTATTGACTTCTTTGCGAGAAGAGGGTATAGTGGGTGTTGCTAATGGAAAAGCAGAGTTTGGTCCGAGAGCATTTGGTAACCGAAGTCTTCTTGCTGATCCAACTAGACCAGAGATTAAGGACAGAGTAAATGCAATCAAGCGCAGACAAAAGTTTAGACCATTCGCACCAGTCATCCTTGAGCAACATGCAGCAGAGTATTTTGACATACCAGTTGAAGTATCCCCTTACATGCAATTTACTGCAAGATGTAAATTTCCTACAAAGTTCCCTGCTATCATTCACGTTGATGGCACATCTCGCGTCCAAACTGTAAACGAGCAGCAGCATCCAGGACTATTTGAATTGCTGACAAGATGGTATAAAGAAACTGGTTGTCCGATGTTACTCAATACCAGTCTGAACATAAAAGGGTTTCCGATGGTAAATGATAAAAAAGATGCTGCAATGTTCCAAAACATCTATAATGTGGAAGTATTTTAATAAATAGATCTATGGCAGAGATACTCAAATTTCCTGATAAGTTTTACGGGAAACGACTATACCGAATACCATTGTATTCGGATATGGACATTGACATTGTTTTATTCTGCGTTAATGCATTTGGTGAAACAGATAATCGTGTAATTATTGACGATTTAATTAAGATGGATCCAGTTGATGTCATAAAATGTATTGACTTTTCGCTTGAATCAGAGTATATTTCTAATACTACGAAAGCGCATATTCAATGCATTCGTAAGTCGATTGAGGAAGTCCCCTTTAAACTTGAGAACTAATATATTATGAATATCTTTTACCTTGACCACGACGTCAAAACTTGTGCTACATATCACAATGATAAGCACGTTGTTAAAATGATTTTAGAGTATGCCCAATTACTGTCAACAGCACATCGTATGCTTGATGGTAAAGAATATATTGATGCCTCTTCTGGTCGACGCATAAAACGTTGGCGACTTGGTGATGAGAACATGGAGAATATACTTTACAAGGCATCACACATTAACCATCCCAGTGCTATTTGGGTTCGGCAGTCCAATAATAATTACAATTGGTTAATGTGTTTGTTGCAAGATCTGTTACAGGAATATACTTACCGATATGGCAAGATTCATGCGACTGATCGCTTAGTATACTGGTTGCGAAAACCACCTGCTAATATTCCTGTTGGTTATTTTACACAACCAACTCCTGCCATGCCCGACGAATACAAAGTTCCTGACTCTGTTCAGTCGTATCGTAACTATTATGTCGGCGCAAAAAAAACTATGGCAAAGTGGAAAAAACGTCCAATTCCAGAGTGGTGGAGCGATACAGTTTAATAAATACTTACATGAGAACAAAAACACCAATCCCAATTTCAGATACCGAACTCCCTCGGTAACAAATGGCGACTCCACCTGTGTGGCGTCGCCTTTTTTGTATTCACTCTAGTAAGAATAAGGACTGTTCATGACGAGAAGAAAAAACAATCTCCAAGTTGTAACGAATTCTGAACCAAAGGTAACAATTGAAAAGAGTAAACTGTGCAAAGTTAAATATGAGGATCTACGAAATATCCAACCAAAGACACAGAATCAAAGACTCTTCTTCGATCTTTACAATCAACAGTCCACTGCAATGCTACTACATGGTGTAGCAGGAACAGGCAAAACATTTATTTCCATGTATAAAGCACTTGAAGAAGTTCTGGATCCAACAACAGATTATGAACGTCTTGTTGTTGTGCGTTCAGCAGTACCATCAAGAGATATCGGACACCTTCCAGGTGACGAGAAGGAAAAAACAGAGGTCTATACTTTACCTTACGTTGAGATATGTGATGACTTATTCAATCACATCCAACCCTTCCTGCGCATGCAGGAGCAAAAGACCGTTCATTTCCTAATCACCTCGTTCGTGCGTGGTATCACACTTGATAATTCAGTGATCATTGTTGACGAATGTCAGAACATGACTGACATGGAACTCAACTCTATAATGACACGTATCGGTAAAAACTCTAAGATCATCTTCTGTGGAGACTTCCGTCAAACCGACCTAAATAAAAAGAACGACATGTCAGGATTGCAAAAGTTTATCGCAATTGCTGAGATGATGCCATCATTTAAGACGGTTGAATTTTCCGTGAATGATATTGTCAGGTCAAAACTTGTCAAGGAGTATATCCTTGCTCGGTTAGAATATGAAGAAAAACATAATTAAGGGCTTGACTTTTCTGTCAATTATAGTATAATGGATATATGATGTTTGAAACAATATATGAATATGAAGATTTTGCCCAGTCAACTACGAGCGAAGATGGTGGTAGAGTTTATGTAAATGCCAGTGGCACTGCCTATCCCTCTGCCACCACCGTTCTTGGAGTTCTCTCTCGCGACTCTATCGCTGCTTGGCGAAAGCGTGTTGGCGAAGAAGAAGCAAATAAGATTTCAAACAAAGCATCGACTCGTGGAACTAAGATTCACACGCTAACCGAAACGTATCTTAAGAACGAAAACGTTAGTGACAAGATTGATGAGGTCAAAGCGTCGATGCTCGATGTCGAGATGTTTAATAAATTCAAATCTATCCTAGATCCAATCAGTAACATTCATTGTCAGGAACTTGCGCTTTACAGTGATCACCTGCGTATGGCAGGTCGAGTCGACTGTATTGCTGAGTATAACGGCAAACGTGCTGTCATCGACTTCAAGACTTCAAACAAGTCAAAGTCTAAATCATATATCGAGAGTTACTTCATGCAGACGGCAGCATATGCTATCATGTATGAAGAACGTACTGGTATTCCTGTTCCGTGGTTGGTAATCCTAATCGCAGTTGAAGATGATGCTCCTCAGGTATTCATTGAAAAGCGTGACGACTGGGTGAAGAAACTTCTTCGCACTCGCGACTATTATGAAAATGGGTATTATACCAGTGAGTGAACTGTCCGAACAACGGATGGAAATTTGTAGGCAGTGTGAGTTTTTAAAAGCAAAACTCTGCATGAAATGTGGTTGCCTCATGCCAGCAAAAACCAAACTTAATCGTGCATCCTGTCCCATTGGTAAATGGGGTTCTGTAGGAAAAAAACTTCCTTGGGAAGCATAAAACACTTGACTTCCTACGTTAAGTATAGTATAAATAGAATATTAGTTGATGACAGTTGACAATAAAAGCGGAAAGACGAGGGTTCGACTCCCTCCACCTCCACCATGAGCACTGTTCCGATAGAGGGTTCAGTCGCCGAAAAGAGCAGTGCTCATGATGGGGGTGACCTTGGAATTCGATTTTCGTGTAATAGGAATACCGAGACTGATTGACTGGCAAAGCGCCACAAACTGTAAATGCAAACGATAACGTTGCCTTTGCTCTAGCTGCATAAGCTAGCATTGGGTTTTTGATAGTTTTTCCTCGAAACAGAATAAAACTATCAACCGTTCGATTAAACGGTTGAACCGAGTCTCACTGCGGTTCCATGCTTATAAATATTTGCATAACCTACTATGCCTCTACTTGAAAAAGCACGCCTAGTAGGTTTTTTTATCTTCGGATAAGCAGTGTGGGGAGTCACTGGTTAATACCCTCTCAAGTTTAACAAGTACTAGGAAATAAGATGACTTCCTTTAACAAGAAGTTTTTCAAGTTTCTTTCGATTTTTACAGTATTAGTATATAGTTTATATGGAATCAATTCATATGCTGAAGATGCTATCGAGAGAGATACAAGGGAATACTCCCTTGGCTTTGTAGAAGTAATCCAAGAGATTAAAGAAGATGCGGCAGAAGAAAAAAAGAAAACCGCATTAAGAAAAATTGAAACCCAAAACATACATTTAGCAAATAATCGCGAATTGAAATGTCTAGCAGACAATATTTACTACGAGGCAGGAAACCAGTCAACTCAAGGAAAGTTGGCGGTTGCTGCAGTAACTATCAATCGCGTAAAAAGTCCCAAGTTCCCGAAGTCTGTATGCGCAGTCGTGTATCAGAGAACAAAGCGTGTTTGCCAGTTCTCATGGGTATGCGAAGGTAACAAGAGCATACGCAGTGCCCAGCAATATTCAGAATCTAAAAAAGTTGCTGAAAAAGTATTGCTTTCTGGGGCAAATCAGGGTATACTTGGACGTAACGTGCTATTCTACCATGCGGATTATGTTAATCCGAGATGGAATCTGAAGCGTGTTGCAAAAATCGGTGATCACATTTTTTATGCAGGATAATAACTTTGAACATGGTAATGGATGGTTCTGAAGTAACCAATGAATTTTTAATTACGAAAGAGTATAATACAGCAATAGAGTTCTCTCAATTCGTAGAGAAACAGTCATTCGAGAATGGTATTCCTTGTTTGGATATTCTTCTTGATTATTGTATCAAAAAAGATATTGAGATGGAGTCTGTTGCTGTATTACTCACCACTTCCCTAAAAGAAAAGATTCGAGCAGAAGCAGAAGAACTAAATATGCTAAAGCGAAAATCTGGCGGGAAATTACCACTTTAATGGAAGCGTATGAAGTTTATCGCCTCTACATGGCACTTAAACTACATTTCACTACTGAGTCTTATGACATCACCAAAACCAAGGGTGCTGTCAAGTCATCAGAATCTGCCTTCTTAAAACGGAGAGATGTTTTCCTATTCAGGAAACTGGCGAAGAAGTTCGTCGCTCGTCAAGAAATTATCAACTACTTTGTTGCAAACTTTGCAGCAGGTGATAAGAACGGCGGCATCTTTAGTGCAGATTCTGATGACATCTATGAGAAGTGGAAAGGTAGGCAAGATAGATTGTCTTACATGTTCACAGACGATATTAGTCGCTTATTACTAGAAGCAGAGAAGTCAGAGCAAGATCCTTTTGTATCTGTTAGCAATCAACATCCAATATTAATTAAGATGTTACTTGGTAAAAAAATTTCACTAGAAACAGTTATTATACTTGACAAACTACTAGATTTCAGGTATAATGTAACTACTGAATTATTGAACGATTTTATCTGGAATGATTTAAATCTTTTGATAATTAAGTACCGTCCGTTCGTTCGTATAGATCGAACGAAATTCTTTGAACTATGGAATAAGGAGAAAGGCCAAGTGGTCTGTTAGATGAGTAACTCAAGAAGTAAAGACTACTACGGGTCTGAACCCCGAGTAAAAGAAGTACGCAAGGGTGTTGATAAATCAAATAAGCACCGTAAGAACCTGTATAAATACTCTGGTAGTAATGATGCTGAAGAGCATGATGACTACGATGATTATAATACAAATCGCAAATACTAAACATACAACGCAAATATAAGGACAATACATATGTCAAATAATACACTATCAGAACTCCGTAAAAATCGCGGAAACTTCGACTCACTCATGAAAGCAGTTGAGTCAATCGCAAACCCATCAAATGAAAAGCGTGGCGACGATGATCGCTTCTGGAAACCAACTGTCGATAAGGCAGGTAATGGTCAAGCAGTGCTTCGTTTCCTCCCTGCTCCTGCAGGTGAAGAACTTCCTTGGGTTCGCGTCTTTGATCATGGTTTCCAGGGTCCAACTGGAAAGTGGTATATCGAAAACTCGTTGACCACAATCAACAAACCAGATCCAGTCGGCGAACTGAATTCCGAACTTTGGAACTCAGGTATCGAAGCGAATAAGGAAATCGCTCGTAAGCAAAAGCGTCGTCTTTCCTACATCTCCAACGTTCTTGTGGTTCGCGATCCCGCAAATCCTGAGAATGAAGGTAAGGTATTCCTCTACAAGTATGGTAAGAAAATCTTTGACAAGATCAAGGATGTAATGCAACCAACCTTTGAAGACGAGAAACCAGTCAACCCATTTGACCTTTGGGAAGGTGCTAACTTCAAGTTGCGCATTCGTCAGGTTGAAGGTTATCGTAACTACGATAAGTCAGAATTCGATGGTCCAACTCCTCTTGACGAAGACGAGGATAAGTTGGAGCAGGTCTGGAAGAATGCGCATTCACTTGCCACTTTCCTCGATCCTTCGAACTTCAAGTCATATGATGAACTGAAGGCGAAGATGAATACGGTTCTTACAGGTGGTGGTGCTCGTATGGCAACTGCTGAGAAGGTTAATCCGCTTGATGCTGAAGATGAACTGTTCGTTGAAACCAAGATGCGTAATGCACCTGCTGCTAAGGCAACGGATGACAGTCCACCTTGGAAAGAAGACAGTGACGATGACACGATGAGTTACTTCTCGAGTCTCGCTGATGACTAAAAACTTGGGGGAGCGTTTCGCTCCCCCATTTCATTATGCCACTGCTCTTCTTTCCTGGAAGCGTAACCATGTAGGATCATTAGATCTCACGTTTCCTACACCTCCTGGGAAAGTTATTTGCGGAGGTGCTTGACCACCACCTCCACCTTGGTTGATTACAGTTGGTGGCGGAACATTAATTTGCATTTTATCTTTGGTCGCTGCAGTTCCTTGTTCAATTAAAGCACCGTCCATATTCTTACCAGTTTCAGTTTTTGATTTACTTGGAGACAGTTTGTCATATGCTGCTCCCGCAAGCATACCTACTGGACCAAGGGCAGCACCAGCAATCGCACCTTTATTTTTTGAGAAGAAACTACCAGTATCTTTTTTCGCTCCTGGTTCTACACTGCCAACTTTTGGTTTTTTCTGTGTTCCAGCATACTCACCTGCTGCCATTTTATCTTCAGTACTGTCAACCATACCAAATGTCAATCCGCTAAGAACGTTTCTTCCAGCGTTTTTAAATTTCTGACCAGTAGTTGCATTTGGATCAGCATTGAATCCTTTATATCCATCATATGCTGCCATACCTGCTGCAAGTGGAAGCGCAAGTTTTCCTGCAACTCTACCTGCGAATCCAAGACCCTTTACTAATCCTGGTGATGCTTTGCTGAGAATGCTACCTGCTTTAGAACCTAAACTAGAAGCACCACTAGCAATCTTACCCAAGAATCCAGTTGACTTAGTTGCTGCAGCTGCAGTACCCGCAGTACCAGCAGTTCCTACTCCAGCAGCACCAGCGGCACCTGCAGTTCCTACTCCAGCAGCACCTGCAGTTCCTACTCCAGCAGCACCAGCAGTTCCTACTCCAGCAGCACCAGCAGTTCCTAAACCAGCAGCACCAGCAGTTCCTGCTGCTCCCAATCCAAGCATTCCGAGAGTTCTAGCACCGCCACTGAGAACAGCACTACCAAGTGTTCTAGCACCACCCGCTAAACCACGAGCAAGTCCTCCTACTCTGCCTCTGATGCCACGACTGGCCATACGTGCGCGAGCACGCATTCTACCCCTAGATCTTTTTCTGTCGGGTAAATCGATGTCCATACCACCACCGTCGTCACCACCGCCACCACCGCTTTGACTTTCAGATGACATCTTCTTCATCAGTTCTAGTATCTCTTTCAATACATCGACTGTCTCGGTTGTCTTTTCTTGGATAATATTGGAATTTTCTTGTATTAAAACATTAGAATCAGCAGTTTTTTGTAATGCTTCAATTGTTGCATCTTTAGAGATACCTGCAGTATCTTCTTGTTGTTCGCTTGATGCTGCTAAGGTCTTATTGATTTCATCTTTGCTGACTGGTTTACCGTCTTTTCTGTATGATATATCTTTTTCGGAAGCAGGAGCAATTCCTTGTTCTTCTAGAGATTTAATTTGATCTTCTGTTAAATCAGTCAATTTGTCAATAGGTTGAAACTTCTGTTTTTCCTTGGGTTCCTTGGATTGAACCTTCTCTTTTTCCTCTTTAAAGAATTCTTGGATGGCCTTCTTAAATGAGTCATTCGCAGATGTAGATTGTTTCTCGTTCGCCTCAGAATCTATTCTGTTCATCAAGCGTTCACGTTTCTGCTCGTCCGAAGTGAACACGTTATCAGCGAAACTACCTTCTGGCGCTTCTCTTCCTACGGCGATATTAAATCCACGTTTGAGAGTTCCGCCAATACTAGAACCAAATCCTTTGGCGAGTTTCCCGATGCCTTGTCTATTTTTTTCTATGGGTTCTTCTTCGGTGTTCATACCAACTGAACGACCAAGACGATTTAAAAATGTATCTTTTTCACCAGTTAAAGTATACCCAGATGCCTTTACTACTTCCTCACGAGATTTTTCTTCCATATCTTTGCCGAGTTTTTGCAAGATTGGATTATCAGAGTTTTGTAGATCCTTTGAGATACCAACAATCTTACCGATTGCCTTCTCAAACTCTTTCATGTTTTTAGTTTGTAACTTGGTGATCTCATCGATCATTGTTTTGATCAATTCTTTTTGATCATCATTTGTATCTTCGCGCATTTCTATTGCTGAAGACTCAAAGGTCTTCATGAAAGTCGAGATCATAGATTGTGTAGCAGTAGGATTTGCCTCTGCCATCGAACCTGGATTTACTGCAGCAGCAATCTTAGAAAGTTGACTTTCTTTACCAATACCTTTTTGTTGTGTAGATCCGGACTGAGCAATGGTGCGACCTTGCCCGACTCCTGGACCAGCAGTTCCTTTATCATCTATTGGTCCAGTTTTTTCGTCTAATTCGTTCATTAGTCCTGATTCTCTGCTTTCTTTTTAAGATGCGCCATCAGCATCCCTATGTAAACTTCCCTCTCCCAAGGCATCATATTCTCTAATTCAGTCAAACTATATTTATGTTCATGCATTAAAATAAAGTTGATTTTGTAGAAATTCATCAAATTATCATGAGAAAGGGTTATCCGAAAAAATTTTCAACACCATCCACGACTACAGTATTTTCTGTTCCACATTTCGGGCATGTGTAATCAATATTGTGGAAAATCTTCGGCGCAGTGACAAAGAATTCTACAATTTTCTCAAACTGTTCATTTGTCAATCCTTCAATAAAGGTAGCAATTTCTTCAGTCGTTTGGTCTTTCGCGTCATGAATTTCATCTTGTGTGAAAACTTTATCAATGCAGGACACAACTAAATCAAACACAGGTAAGTCGTCATCTACCAGAACTTCTGCGGTAGGATACTTCATAATGACACCAACATCAGGTGTGATCATAATTTTATTCTTGTGCTCGGGAGTTATTTGCAATTCAATGTTGTCTAAATCTAAGATGGTTGGAGTCTTGTGTCCACATTCACCACAAATTAAATTAAACTCTGACTCTTTACCAATAGACTGTGAGCGCAATTTAATAAAGATGTTCTGTATGTCAAAGAACGGTAGTTTCTCTGAGTCAATCTTACCATCAGAGCACGAGTTAATGACTTGCTGCATTGCTCGAATCATATCTGCTCGTTGATTTGATTCTGCTGCTAGAATTAAAATCTTTTCCTCTTTCACAAGGAATGGTCTCATTGATACCTTTTGTTTTGTTGAATATACTTCAACGTCAAATGTCGGTACTGATATTGTAGGTAGCGCCATAATTTACTCCAATTATTTAAGTGTCTTCAAATTGTGGGATGTCATTTTCAACATCATTTATTAACTGATCAGCGTTAGCGTCGATATTATCATCGCCGATGATATCATCGTTGATGTAGTCAGATTCTGATTCTGAATCTGCGTTACCATCTACGCCAATGGATATCCATTTTGTATATGCAAACGTTACTGGCATTCGCAAAACTTCAGAATTGGTTGCAGAAATAGAAATAGGTGCCATCGAACGAGGAAATGCCTCTTGTATTCTCCATTCAGCAATGACTTCATCTTTATTATTTAATGAGACAAGTTCTATTTCTGCAAGATAATCATAAGGATAGCTAACATATCTGGTGACAGGATTAATGATTGATGTCATCCAATCTTCAAAAAAACGTTTTGCTGCCCATGTTGTGTCAACTAGAAAGGTGAATGTTATGGCATCACCGCCAAAATCAATTACGTTTGCACGTTGCTCGTTTAAATTGTTTATTCTGAACGGTCTTGTTCCAACAAGAATTCCTGGGAACAATCCATCTTCAACCATTAATGAGATTTCTTTTGTATCACCACCTACACCAAGAACTCCAGGAGTCGAAAACCTTACTTCGAATCTACTAGACCTTGCGAAGTCAGTCTCACGAACACGTGCGACAAAATCGGTAATATTATGACCTGCTGTTGCCATTAGAATTTGCTCCTAGAATCTCTGAATACCTGTTCCTTTGTGGCACCCACAAAGTTTTCAATCGGTAAGAATATTGCTGCTTGCCAGTCTTCAGGGTTGACCTTTAAGAATTGCGAATTAACATGATTAGTCAGATAATGTTTGATACATGGTTTGACTTCATTCGCATTCTTCAAATTATTTAACAGATTGTATGACATGCGTAACTTGGTTGTTTCAGAATATGTCTTGGTTGTTTTGTAATCTAACAACTCGCCGAGAACTTGTGCTCGCAGCAGATAAGGCAGGTAATGTAAATTGATTCCATAAAATCCACCTTTTGCTGGACCAAATGGTAGTACCAGCGGAAAGGTATCGTAGAAAGGAAGTTCTTCCTTTAACTTTGGATCGTAGAAATACAAATACATCGAACCGATCTCGATATTAGTTTTTAATTCACCGATATCTGATTTCATTACGCTGCTCTGAGACAACCTCGCGCCCACGAGATTTTTCACATTTCGCATGTACCAATCCATGGACTTTTGTCCATCACCTGCTCGGGCGCGAAGTCTCTGAAACGGATTTGCCAATTACCTACCTTGTCCTCTGTATGCTTTATAGTTCGCACGTTTACGTTTATTCATGGTTGAAAACTTTATCGAAGAGGCACTACCACCGATTGATGTCTTGCCTTTTTTCTGATTAGTAAAGGAAATCTTATTGTTTCCGCCACTTGCCTTTGCCATAGATATTCTCCTTCTTATTTATTACGGATTCCCAACTCTTTTTCAGTTAAGATGATAAATTTCCATCCTCTATCTTCACAAAATTCAGTAGCAAATTTCCACTTTGCTTGGTTTACACCCCATTGCATAACTTCCTGTAGAAACTTTTTTGTTTTTCTAGCAGGTACTTTGGGTTCTTTAGTAAACTTCTGCGGTTTTACCTCAACCAGATACTTCTTCGTAACACCACTTTTTTCTTGAACCTTGATATAAAAATCCACGAAATATCTATGTACTCGATTATCTAAAGGAGAGATATACGGTATGGGTAACTCTTCAGATCCCCATTCCAATATGTTGTCGTTATTATCGCACCACTTCATGAACTTTAGTTCCCAACTGGAGCGATAAACAATATTGTTTGGATTCCCAATGTATTTCTTTGGATCCTGTATTTTATACAGACCTTTCAAAGATTCCTTACCATAACTCATATAAATATTCCAAACTCTATACTTAATAGGATATTTATTCTAGATGGCATTAACTCCTGCACCTGCCGCACCTACGCAAACTCCTGCTCCAGGAACAACTGCACCTGCTGCGCCCACAAAGGCACCTGAACCCAAAAAAGAAAGTAGGTTCAGCAGAGGAACTGCGCCTGTTAATTTTTTAGAAACACCGCTGGATAAAGACGGGCAACGACGTTATCCAATGGATGTCGGAAACTCTGCAGAGTATCCGCATTATGTTGTTTTCTATCCTCTCGTGCGCGAAGGAACGAAACGAGGCAAGGAATTATTGTCAAATGGTGGTGGTAGAATTTTTGATCAGACAGATCAGAACAGAGTCGATCCAGAAAATGGTAAAATTGCAACGGGTGCAGCAGGAGCGTTAGTTGGTGCCCCAATAGGTGCTGCTGTTGGTGCGGGTAATGCCGCATCCCTTGGTGACTCACTCCTCAAGAACGGTGGTACTGCTGTAAACAAAAATCCTAACGCTACAGGTGGTCCAGTATCAATTGGTGTAAAAATGGCGGCAGGACTCGTCGGAGGAATTTTAGGTGCTGGTGCTGGTGCTGCAGCAGGTGTTGCTGCCAGCGCGATCGCAGGAGAACAACGCCTAGTAATTGGTAGCGACGAGATAGTTCTATATATTCCAGATAAACTGTCAACAGGATATAATGCCAACTATGAAACCGCAGATCTTGGTGCGCTTATTGGCGGTCTCGCTTCAGGTAAAACATCAGTGGGCGGATTATTTACTGAAGGAACGGAAACTGCTGACTATCTTATAAGAAAAGCAGGTCGTGTCGCCAATATCGCTGGTTTCGATCAGTTTACTAATGTACTACAGGCAACTTCCAAGAGAGTAGAAAACCCATACAAAGAACAATTATTTAGATCTATGGGATTTAGAAAGTTCTCATTTGACTACAGATTTGCACCAAGAACTCCTGCTGAAGCAGAGATGGTTTTTGGACGCCCAACAGGAACGAATGGTGAACCACATTCTGGTATACTTGAGTTGTTCACTTCACACATGCATCCAACAATGAGTCCTAATGGATTGTTTCAAACATATCCGTCAGAGTTTATGATAATCTATTATCATAATGGTGCTGAGAATACTTATGTAAGAAAAATATCGAACTGTGTGTTGACAGATATGACTATTGATTATGGCGCAGAAGGTTTTACCACATTCGAAAACGGATGTCCAACTGAAGCATTTATTAGATTACAATTCTCTGAATTGGAAACTTTGACTACAGATAGAATTGAGAAGGGTTACTAATATGCTGTTTTCTATGTTCCCGCGATTGTTAGTCAATACGATTACACCCAATACCGCGACACTTGTAACTGATATATTTCGCAGAATCTCGCTAAATAAATTTAAGAGTAATGTTGTTTTATTGCAGACAATCACTGTTCCAGATGGTTATACAATCGAGCAAGTTTCCGATAAGTTTTATGGCAACCCAGACTATCATTGGGTGATCATGACAATAAATGAAATCGTTGATGCGCGAAGAGAATGGCCAATGGGTAATTCGGATTTACTTGCATATTGTAAAAAGAAATATGGTGAAACAGGAATTTACTTACCGCACCATTATAGAACATCTGATGCATTTAAAATAATCGTGGATTATAATTCAACTGATATTGCGGATGGTACTGCAGTTGTTGTTTCCAATTACGAATATGAAGAAGAACTAAATAATAGTAAACGAGAAATAAAGATGTTGGAACCAAAATATTTGGCGGAATTTGTTTCTTTATACTCGAATTTGATTAGTAGGTAATTAATAATGGCAGAACCCGCAACAGGGCAAGAAAAATCTAAACCTTCGCCAGCAATCAGTGACTCGATGACAAAACCAGGAGATGTAATTATTTCATCTCTGACTCTAAATGTCATATCATCAGAAGAACCATTAGATCTTAAACCATTCATGATGGAAATAAATCTGTATGAAGATATTTTTTCCCCCGCACTACATGGTTCAGTAATCATTCGTGATTCGTTAAATCTTATTGGGAGATTACCAATCATTGGCGATGAGGTTCTTACCATGGACATTCAAACACCATGGAAAGAGTTGGGCGGTTATACCAAAAGTGATCTAGGAACATTCGATCCTATCAACAAAATCCAAAAGTCATTTTCAGTTTATGCAGTCAAGAATCGCAAACTAAACAATGACAGAGAGCAATATTATGAATTGTTATTTTGCTCTATAGAAGCATCTTCTGATAATGTTGTAAAAATATGTAAAAAATTCGAAGGTCCAACCGACGAAATTGTTGCTGAAATTTTTAAAGAAAACATAAAAGCAGAACGGTTTTTTAATCGTAAAAGTCAAGTTAGCACAGGAACAGACAATCCTGCAACGCCTGAAACGGGCAGCGAATCATCATATGATATCACAGATGAAACGGCATATACCGAACTGTATATCGCCGACTCTCCGCACCAATCAGAAATAACGTTCGTGTCGCCGATGTGGTCGCCGTTTCAGTGCATAAATTGGTTGGCGAAACGATCTATTGGAAACTTGAATAAATCTCCAACTTTTATGTTTTATGAAACAACCAAAGCATTTTATTTTGCCTCAATCGAGGGTCTTGTTAAAAATCAGTTAGAAAACGGAGACATATATTCAGCCTTCGTTTATAATACCAATTTAACCAATCTACAAACGGTTTCTTCATTGGTCAAGGGTTTCCAGACCATAGAAGCACTGCAATTTATCACTAATTTGGATGTCATTCAGAGTCAAGATTTAGGTCACTTTGCCAGCACTGTTCATTCATTCAACATGGTGAAGAAAGAATATACGGCATACTATTATGATCATGGGTTCAACTATAAACAATATAATCACATGGAAGATGGAAATTTAGATCCATCTTCAGGGGCATATACATTCCCTGACATTGATATAAATGATCCTAGCAAAACTGACAAAAAATACAAAATGATTTTCCCGATTAATGTGATGCGGTCATCTGACACTAAACCGTTTGTTTCCACTGTAAATCCTGGTGTGCTGGATTCAACTGAAGATTCTATTGATCTACATCCAGAAGAATTTGTGTCACAGAGAAATAGTTCGTTGATGGACTTAACCACATTAAGGTTGCAGATAACAGTTCCTGGAAGAACGGATGCTGAAGTCGGTAGAATGATCAACCTGTATTACCCGTCCGTCGGGGAGAAAACTAAAGAGGATTCTGAAGCATTGATATGGGACAAATTTGTAACAGGTATCTACATGATAACTGCGATACACCATCAAATATCTCCTTTGCGCCATACTATGTTTTTGGAAATTTCCAAAGATTCTTATGCGCAAGAAATTTATGAAGTTGAAGAACTTGGTGGGTCGGATGATACTAGTACTCCAGCTTCTGATTCTGCACCAACCACAACAGATCCTGCTACACCAGCAGCATCGCCGACGAAACCAGTTGGTAAAGGTTCGTTTATCGGCGATAGTATTGCACAGGGTCTAGGAACTTCTGCCAAGGATGCAACAACAAATGCTACGGTTGGTTGGAATACTGACAAAATTAAACAAAACTATGTTGCTAAAGGTGGTTCTGATTATACAGTCATATCAATGGGATCTAATGATAAAGGATTCCCGAATATTAAGACTGCCGAAAATGCAACTGCAGTAAGAGAATCCATTAAAGCACAATCTAAGAAAGTTATCTGGATTCTTCCATATGATAGTGCGATTGCACAAAAGATTCAAGGTGTTGCATCTAAATATGGTGACAAAACGATCAAACTATCGGAATTCCCTTCGAATGACGGATTACATCCAAAAAGTTATGCGAAGGTTCTCGAACGTGTCAATAGTGAAATAGGAAGTTAAAACATGGCAATGGACAATATTACATCTAACAATAATGCAAACTTTTATTGGTGGTTTGGGGTGGTTGAGGATCGAAACGATCCGCTGCGTTTAGGTAGGTGTCGAGTAAGAATTATTGGGTATCACACTGAAGATAACGAAGTACTTCCATCAGAAGATCTTCCATGGGCAATTCCTGTGATGCCTGCAAACTCAGCGGGAAGTTCTGGAGTTGGTTGGTCACCAACAGGCGCAGTAGAAGGTTCTTGGGTTGTTGGGTTTTTTGCTGACGGTGAAAACGGGCAACACCCCATGTTTTTCGGTACAGTCGGTTCAATTCCTGGAGGACTGGCATCTGCAGATTGTGCACCATCCGAGGGATCTGGATCTTCTGGTGATTCTGCAACAGGTAGCGGGAATTCTGATTCTGGTGGCGATATCGGTGATGTGGTGCAACCAAGTGGTAATGCAAAAGATCTGGAATCTTACTTGGAATCATGGTTGGATATTAATGGTAAAAAAATAAAGGGGTATACTCCAATCGCCAAAGCTATGATCATGGCGCAATGCGCTCACGAATCTGGTGGATTCACGAAAATGACTGAAGTCGGTAGTGACGAATATTTTATTTCTGGTCTCAATCGTGGGAAAAAAGTACATAGCGGTTATGATATTAACAGTCAATTTGCAGACGGTAGGCAAAGAGCAAAACAAAATGGTAATACAAAACCAGGAGATGGTAAGAAATATCGCGGAAGAGGGTTTTTAGGTCTTACATGGAAGAACAGTTATAGAAACTGTGGAGATTACATCAAGAAACCGTTGGTTGAAAATCCAGACTTAGCATCAACTAAAGAGGTTGCAGCGGAAATATTGATTTGGTATTTTAATACACAAAGACCGAAGATTGGTAAAAATAATCAGTGGAGTGATGTCCTAGAAGTTAGTATGGCAATAAATGGATATATTAGTAAAGAACGAGTAGCAGAGGGGAAGAGACCTCTTGGGTTTGAAGACAGAAAAAAAAGATTCGCATTCTACAGAAATAAGTACAAAGTCTAAGGTATAACTAATGAAAAAACCTGATCCATTTACACCGTATTTTACGACAGTTGATACAATCAACATGGGCGAAGAAGAAACTATCGGTTCTCTGACTCGCGATGATGTAGTTACGCTTTTGAAAGAAATTCAAAAAGCGATGACTTTACAATACTATAAGAAAGTTTATAATTTTGGACAAACGTCTCCTGGACCTGGATACAATTTATTAGAAGTAAAGGGTGGTCAACTAACAGAAACTGGTGATCAATGGAAATTTACTGTTGTTCATGCGGATGGTGAGTATGGTGTTTATAAACTTGGCGTAACGCAACTTATTGATGCTGGAATATTCGGTAGCGATTTGAATAACTGGATCAGCAATAATCTACCAAATATTCCTGTTCCGTCGAAGGGTAACGAGGAATATGAAAGTTGGTATAGTCGATTCGTGAAGTACAACAGGTCTAAGCAAACAAGAATAATTGAAGCACCTGTTAATGCCCGAAATAATGCATTATACTACATGTTAATTTATCCAATTAATGGTGGTGATCCCAGATTTAATGTTTCTGTGCACCCGCAGTTAGCAACGAAAAATTCAGATGGTGCTTTGACAGACCACGGCGACATGCATGGAGGATTCATAGAAAATCCATTTTTGCAAGATCTCGCTGCTTCAAATCTACTAAAGTTTACATATCAATTATTACTGACATCTCGTGCAATAAATGAATCGGTTGATAAGAAAACTCTTGCTGGTGCATTGGCATTATCACTGTGCTGGGATATTGACTCCACGCAAAATTATTTACGAGGAAATATCAAGACAGATACAAGTGGTGTATCTGCGAAGTATTGGTTCGATGTGGGGTACAATGCTGTTGCGCTACCCGCAGAAAAGGTTGCAACACCTGGACCAATTCCTGGTACTACCAGTATAGTCAAGGATGAAGAAGTAACACCTCCTCCCGCAGTTGAACCAGAAACACCTGCTGGACAAACTACTGTTGAAACTGTAAAAACATCTAATTCCCCAGTAGAGGCAAAAGAAGTTCCTAAGAAAATTGTTAAGACAATTAATAATGGAACGATCACATATGAATTAACTTCCAATGGAACTATTTCTGCTAAAGTCGTTACTTCCGTAAAGAAAACTGCTAGTGTCGTTGATTCTTCTGGTTTTACTACATCAGTAACAAATCCATTCAGATTTATTCAGAATGGTATTTTAACTACATTAGAACAACTTGGTGCAGAAACTTTTAAACTTTCTGTTGTAGATAAGGTTGAGAATGGAAGAGTTTTATTTGAAGGATCAGATGCAAATTCTGCAACTCTTGCTTCTAATGCAGCATCTAAACTTAATCAAATAAAAGCAGCAGAACGTGATTCTCTACATGGTAGAGGATCTGGCGGAACTTGGTTACTTGCTATTGAAACTGTAGTGGAATGGTTACCCAACACATATCCAAGTATTATCACAGCACTAACACAGTTAAAAACTAATGATGCTAATGCTAAAACTGATGATGTTGAAAGCAATAAAACAATTGCTTTCGACGATCCTGCTGATGTAGAAACTCTTATTAAGCAACTTGATGCTAAAGCGCAAGAAGCAGATAGATCTAGATTGACATTTACATATGAAGCATGTGTATCAGCGAAGAATGAAATTCTAACAAACTTTACTACAGATACGCAAACTATTTCTTCCGCGATTTCACAAGCAACAGAAACTTCTGCTGATGGAAGTTCTACATCATCAGTGTCGACTGTTCAATCATCTGGTGCGGTAACAACTGTTACTACAACAACAGATGCAGATGGAACAGTAACACAAACTAAGACAGTAGAAAAGGTAGATGCTCCATTAAAGGATTCTTCCCAGAATACTCTAGATAATGGTATCGAACACAATACAAGATCAGCAGAACCTACTTCCCAAATAAATTCTCCAACTGCAAATGCTCTTCCGACACACGAGGGAACTAATGTAGAAAAACCAATTGAGAAAGGTTTTGCAGATCCAAATAAATCATATCCTAAACCAGACTATGTAAACAAACCAGATACCAATAGTCTGGCGCTTGGCGTTAATTCTAAAAATATTAACCCAGACCCAAGAACATCTGCAGGTGATAAATCATCGCAGTCATTAGGTTCTTCTCCAGCAGCAAGAAACGCATCGAGAAAACGTGCGGTAAAGATGGCAGGTCGGTCTGGATCTACGTGGGAACAACCAGCAACTCCTTACGCTGCAAAGTATCCGTTTAATAAAGTTTTTGCGGGTGAATCCGGACACGCATTAGAAATCGATGACACTCCTGGATTTGAGCGGTTAAATATTGCCCACAGGTCAGGAACTTTTACAGAGACTGGACCTGATGGAACTCAAGTAAATAAAATTATTGGTAATGGGTATTCCATCATTGAAAAAGATGGTTTCGTTTTAATTGAAGGTAATGCTAACGTTCACATTGCAGGGCAATGTAATGTGTTCATTATGAATGACACTGCACTAACAATGCATGGTAAAGTCAGTCTTGACATCCACAATGATGTTAATGTCAACATTGGCGGGTCGCTTGGTCTTTCAGTACAAGATGGTATATATCTAAGAAACGAAGGTGATATTTCTGTTAAGAATGAAGGTAAGGTTGATGCTGAAATAACTGGCGCAGTCACTACTAAAACTGCAGGTAAATATAACCTGACAACAAATGCAGGGTTGAATCTGACATCCAAAGTTAATACGCATATCAAATCTGGTGGAGCATTCTTTAACCATTCAACTGGTAACATGAACCTATGTACTGATGCAGAAATTCTTGCTAAATCTACTGGTGATATCAACTTAAAAACTGCCGCGATGATCAATCAAGAATCAACAGGCAATGTTAATATTAAATCTGCTGCGATGATCAACCAAGAATCAACAGGCAATGTTAACATTAAATCTGCTGGAACTATTAATGCAGAAAGCACAGGAAACATCAGTTTGAAGGCGCCACTGGTTACGTCTTCGCCTATTGATACTGCAACTCTTGATGTAACAACAGCAAATATTACTACATTGAATGCAGGAACTACAAACCTGAAGGGAACACATAATAGTCCAGATGATACTACCGATATAAAGGGCAATACCACTGCATCTATCACAGTTCCTGCGTCTGCTGGTTCTGCTGGATCCGCTGAAGATGCAATCTGTGCAGTATCTGCGAAACTTCCAGTAACATATGAATTAGAAAAACCTGTATCCGTATCTGCACCACAACCTGTGGAACGCACCACCAATGATGTTGCTACTGGTTATGATGGTGAAAATGATATTATGAATTCCGATGGCGATGACACTCCTCCAGCAGAAGGCGATAATCCAGATTGCGTTAATACGGATGGCGATCCGTCAACCCCAGGAAATGATACTACTTCGCCCGATACTGGTGACCCAGAAACATCAACTGGAATGATTCCGGATAAATCTGGTGTTGCAACTAAATCGTGTAATACAGTTATACTCGGAGGCAAATCGGTGCAATTAACACCATTAGTTGGAAAGTATGATGGTAATCTGCAACTGTCGCCCAATTTCAAACTTAAAGACCTCTGTGTGTTTCCAAGTAATGGATGTCCAGATGGGTGGAAGGGATTGCGCAAATCTCCATGGGGCCACACGACTGCAGACATTATCAACAACTTGCGTTGTCTGTGCGTAAACATACTTGAACCAACACAAGAAAAATGGGGTAAAATTAGACTTTCTTGTGGTTATAGAAGTCAACATCCAACTAAGGGTGGTAACGACAAGGGTGCCCATGGTTATGGTGCTGCGGCCGATATCGAGGGAATTGGTGGTAGAAGCAAGAAAGAATTTATTAAAATCGCCAAATGGATCACCGAAAATTGTAAACACGATCAAATCTTACTCGAGTTTACACCAGGAAAATCTGGTAGCGGGTGGATACATGTAGGTTGGGTTTATAAAGATGGAAAACAACGTGCTGGGATGAGTGGAACTATGGTTGGACCAACTGGTAAGTATATATCGAAAGGATATTTCAAACAACTTCCGACCGTCTAAGAAGTTGATATAAATAACTATATGGCAACAAAAACAGTAAACAGAATCTACTCGGATCTAGATTTATCCTTCGCAATGCATCCAATTACGGGTGACGTTGCGAGGAAGTTTGACGTCAATGCTGTAAAACAGGCACTGAAGGTTCTTGTTCTCACGAACTTTTACGAAAGACCATTCCAACCCAAGATTGGTTCTCCGATCTATGGTATGATGTTTGAGAACGTTGATATTGTTACCGCCAATTCTTTGAAATTAAGATTAGAACAATTAATCAGTAAGTATGAACCCAGAGTTAGATCGCAACAGATAGATGTTGTTCCTCTCTTTGATCAGAATGCATTTAATGTAACCATTTATTTCTATGTTGTCGGGGTCGTAGATCCCGTTTCATTTTCAACTGTTTTAAGAAGAAGTAGATAAGATGACTCAACTTAATGTAACTGAATTAGATTTTGCAACTATCAAGGAAAATCTAAAAACCTTCATGCAATCGCAAGAGGAGTTTCAAGACTACAACTTTGATGGCGCTGGTCTTACGATCCTTCTTGATATTCTTGCATATAACACGCACTATAATGCAACTCTTGCGCATCTTCAAGCAAATGAAATGTTTATCGATAGTGCAGTCAAAAGAAACTCGGTTACTTCGATTGCGAAAACATTAGGTTATACGCCGACTTCTAGAAAATCTGCTCGCGCCAATATCACACTGCAGATCGATCCACCTGCTACGTTTACCAATACAAGTTTAACTGTAACACGCGATACGCCGTTCACTGCAAAAACAGCAAAGAACACATATACTTTCTTCCCGAAAGAGGATTATGTTTCTGGACTAGTAACTCTTGAAACAGGTCAAACAGGATTCACCTTCCCAATGGAACTGATTGAAGGTAAGCGAGTAACTAATACATTCATTGTTGATCAATCTAATAAATCTGGACCGTTTGTTTTACCGAATAGTAACATTGACACTACTACTGTGAGAGTAAGAGTGCAGACATCATCTACAGTCACATCAGTTGTAACTTGGAATTTCTATGATGATATTGTAGAAGTCGATGGGACTACTAAAGCATTCTTCATTGAAGAAGGTCCATCGGGATTATATGAGATAAGATTTGGTGACGATATTATCGGTAAGCAATTGCAGGTCGGTAATATTGTTATCATTGATTATATCGTAAGTAGCGGATCAGCAGCGAATTCTATTCCTAACTTTTCACCATCAAAAACTTTCACTGCATCTGGGGAGACTAAAGTAGTCTATCTTGGATCCGCTGCAACTGGTGGTCGTGAAAAAGAAAGTGTTGACAGTATTCGTTACAATGCTCCCAGATTTAATTCTACTAAAAATCGTGTTGTTACTTCTTATGATTATGAGACATTGATCAGATCTAGATTTAATAATATCAATTCTATTGCTGTGTGGGGCGGCGAAGAAAATAATCCTCCGATCTATGGTAAAGTGTTTATCTCGATTCAACCACTACCTGGATCGATTGTCTCCCAAGCAGATAAGGACATTATCGCTAGAGATATTATTCGACCAAGAAGTGTTGTTTCTATCCAACCTGAATTCGTTGATCCAATCGAAACATATATCGGGTTGAACATTTCAGTAAACTATAATAAAACAATTACATCTTTAACCTCCTCAAGAATTGAGTCCGAGGTTAGGACAGTTGTGCAAAACTTCTTTACGAACAACGTTAACAAGTTACAAAAGAACTTCTATTATTCCAAGTTGCTTTCTGCTGTTGTTGGAACGACGCAGTCTATTTTTTCTGCCAGTATTCAAGTACTGATGCACAAACGAATTCCGATATTTACGGAGTTTACTGAGGATTACGTGGTAAGATTTAACGGACCATTGGAAATTGAAACATTAAGGACTACGACGTTCAATACAACTGTTGGAACACAGGAATACGTGGTATACATAACCGACCAACATGATATAACAGTCGGCGATATTGGAACTCTTGTCATGAAACGTGCGTCGGATGATGTTATTGTTCTTTCCAATGTAGGAAATGTCGACTATACGACTGGTGTTGTTACTATTACCGATCTTCTTATTAATTCAGGGACAGAATCTACTATAGATAGCACTCTTAGAGTTTATGTTGAACCTTTTGGTGATGCACCAAACATTTTAACGACAGATCTAACATCTACTACTAACTCATCAACGGCAGCAGTTTTCCCATATGCTGCTAGAAATACTGTATTGACATTGGATACTAGCGCAGCAAATTCAGCAACAAATATTCCTGTAGGACTGTCAGTTACGGCAGTTGCTAATTCACAAGAATAATAAATGACCGAAACCACCTCATATTATAAAAAGGTTACTAGTGTAACTGTCACTGATGGTGGATCAGGTTATACCTCTGCGCCAACAGTTACACTCAGCGGGAATGCAACAGCAACTGCTACAGTTTCTGGTGGTAAAGTTACTGCGATTACTTTAACGTCCGCTGGTTATAATTATCTTTCACCGCCAACAATTACATTTTCAGGTGGCAGTGGATCTGGTGCCACAGCAACTGCGAACATGGTTTATATTGATGATGCCTATAATGGGTTCAAACAATCACTAAGTCATCTTATTGCAAACCAACTTCCAGATTTCGTCCGTGTTGAGTATCCTGTATTCATTACGTTCCTAGAAAAATATTATGAGTTTTTAGATGAAGAAAATCAGGTAAACAATTTCCTTCTCAACTATGAGAAGAATTTTGATATTAACAGAACACTTGATACATTCATCCCCAAGTTTAAGAACCAGTATGCGCAGAACTTTCCGCTTACTGCACAGATTGATGACAGAAGATTAATCAAATTCATCAAGCAGTTCTATGAAGCAAAAGGTTCTGAGAAGGCAATCGAACTTCTCTTTAGAATCTTATATAATGAACGCACAGAAATCGTTTATCCATCTGAACAGGTGCTTCGTGCATCTGATGGTATCTGGATTGAAGACATAACATTAAAACTTGCAGTCGATTCATCTATCACAGCAAATCCATTCGATCTAAACAGCAGAACAGCCAAAATTACATACTATGAGAATGTCTCATCAGTAACATATGAGCGACATGTTGAAACCAACATAAGCAATGTAACTAAATTCGCATATGTTTTCCCTGCTGTTTATGAGTTGGTAACAAGTCTACCTAAAACTGCAACAATTCGAGTTCCAGGCGCTGGTGCTGCTGCGAATGCTCTAGTTTCTGGTGGTGAAGTAAAGGCGATAGTCGGAGAAACCAACAAGACATTTAGTAGTATTACAACAGCAGGAACTCTAGCAGCGACTGTTGCTACTTCTGGCGCTGCTGGTCAGTTTACTTGCGGCAACTCAACTCTAGCAGTTGGCGATCGCCTTACAATTACTGGCACACCTGGAGTTGCAACTCTGGCAGCAACTGTTGCTGTTTCCGGAACTGCTGGGCAGTTTACTTGTGGTGCATCAACACTTGCAGTCAATGATCTCGTAACGATCACTGGTACTAAAGGCGGTACTGCTACAATCACTGGTTATACGACAGGAACAACATATAAGGTTTCTGCCGTAACTGGGACGTCGCCGAACGTTACTGGATTTACTCTAACTACTCAATCTAATGCTGCAATTGTAACTACTGCTGGTACGTTGACAGGTCTAACATATACGACCACAGGCACTATTACTGGATACACTACAGGAACCACATATAGAGTTTCTGCGGTAACTGGTACATCACCAAATGTTACTGGATTTACGTTAACCACTCAATCTAATGTTCCCCTCGTAACTACTGCTGGTAAGTTAACAGGCTTGACGTATGCGACTGCAACAGGTATTAACTTAACGAGTAATACTATTACTGTTCCTTCTCATGGGTATACTACGGGTGATGTGGTTATCTATGACAAAAATGGTGGGACAATTGTAACTGGTCTTACCAATTATGGTGTATACTTCGTCATAGTAGTTGATGTTAATACAATCAAACTTGCTACGAGCGCAGGAAATGCTACACTTGGCACAGCAGTTGATCTTACCATTGTTGGTTCTGGAACACACAGACTGTATGCTCCTGTTATTGATAGTGGTAATGGTTATTTTGCAACACCTGCAGTACAATTCACTACGGACTTAGAGGGCGTAACAACTGCAGTCGCTAGAACAATCCTTACAGATACTGGTGAAATATCACACGTAATAGTCACAAACGGCGGATCTGGATATTCAACAGCGCCTGCTGTTACGTTTTCCACAGAAGCAATACGAACTAAGGTTGAGATAGTTTCTGGAACTACGACAACCCTGTATGGGTATGTTGTTCGCCAACTTTCGACTGTCGATGTTATTGATTGTTCCGGAACACCACCATGTGGATTTTCAGTCGGTGATATTTACTCGATCGATGAATCTGGATCAGTAGGTTCATATACAATTGATTTTGAAAATGATGCCTCAGAATATTTCTTAAACAAGTATAATGAAACTGATTCTGGATTAAATCCATATACTCTTGTTGGTAGAGATAACAAGGCATCAATTCGTATAGATGCGATTGATGTTGATGGTTGCCCTACTGCAGTTAGTATTTTCGATACAGGATTTGACTTCGAGCGCGAAACGTTCACGGTAGATATAGAATCACCACTTGGGTGTACTGCTACGCTGTCGTTTACCACAGGTGCTGTGAACGTCAAGACAGGTAGATTTAGAGACTCACGTGGTATGTTGTCGAATGTCAACAAACTACAGGATAACTTCTACTACCAGAACTACTCATATGTAATTCGCTCAAATGTCCCATCCAATAAATGGTTGGATATTGTTAAGAATACTACTCACCCAGCAGGTACTGCTATCTTTGGTGAACTTACCATCGAGCAGACGGTTGACTTTAATCAATTCATTACAACACCAATACAACCTCTACATATCTATGAGTTTGTGCTTGAAGAACTTTCTGCGTCGGGTGGCATTACTCGTAATAACGAATTCTACTTCGCAGTGAACTTCATCAAAGTTCTTACTGACTCTGCAACAGTAGCAGAGGCAAATAGTAGTCATGTCTTTAAGGTATTGTCTGATGCTGCTACAGCAACAGATATAGCATCTCTCGATTTTACTGTTGGTATCTATGGAACCGAAGATGATACCACAGAAACATTGGATGTGTTTGATCGTGTTGTCCAATATGTCAGAGAAGTAAACGAAACAACAATTACTGCTGAAAATGCAATTACTGATTTTGATAAGGTGCTTGAAGAAACAATTTTCCTCCAAGATCCATATGCTGAAGATTTCTTTGATGAAAATTATGTTTCAGCAGATACTACTGAATTTGATTTCGCGAAGGTTCTTGCTGATGCAGCAACGGCTTCTGAAGCAAATGTATTTGCAGTTTCGAAAGTAATAACACCTTCTTATGTTACTCCGTTTGATAATGCCAGCGCACTTTATGGTACTACTTTTGAAATAACCAGTGGTGGCGGTCTTTATACTATGACTATTAGTATCAATAGCGAAGGTGTTATTACTATTGTTTCTGGGTTTGGAATGCCATTTGGTTATTATGTTTCCGTCGGAGGAACTACATTCGAACATATAGCAGGTGAAGATGCTGTTATTGCAACCGAATCGTTTGGTAGAACTGTAGAGTATTACAGAACGTTTGCAGAATCCGTAATATCTAATGAGTATGCCAATGCTGGTATCGAAAAACCTGAAACAGATGTAGCGACAGCAGCGGAAGCTTCAACCAACCATCTGTATAAATATTTGACTGATTCCGTTACATCAACTGATACCATTGGCGTAATTCCATATCTGGTTAAAACTGACAATGCAGGTGCTACTGAATTATTAATTGTTGCGAATGACTCTGCAACGATAGAATCTATCGCTGCGACTGAACAATCGCTTATAAATACACTTAAAGGACTATTCGAAACAGTAACAGTCACCGAAGATGGCATCGTCAATACCCAAGACTACGTTGATGGCGATTTCGGTTCGGATTATGTTGGTCAAGTAACTTATTTTAACTAAGAAGAAGGTAAATCAAATGAAACTAATCGAAAACGTAAAAGGTACTAAGGGCGAACTAAACATCGTTCTTCGCGACGAAGCAGGGAATGTCAAGCAAGAAGTGACTGTTCCTAACCTTGTTGTTAACACTGGTCTTGCTTATATTGCTTCGCGCATGAAGGATACAACTCTTTCTGCTATGTCGCACATGGGTGTTGGATCGGGCACAACAAATCCAGCAGCAGGTGATACTGCTCTTGAAACTGCACTTGGTGCACGTGTTGCTCTGACTTCAACAACTGTAACAGCAAACGCAATTGAATATGTTGCAACTTTTGGTGCAGGTTCAGGTACTGGTGCTGTTACTGAAGCAGGTATCTTCAATGCTCTTACCAGCGGAACAATGCTTTGCCGCACTGAATTTGCTGTCATCAACAAGGGTGCGTCAGACAGCATGACAATCACTTGGACGGTTACGATCTCGTAATATAACATGACACTTCTTCTACGATCAGCAGGTCGCACAGAAATAGCAAGAAGTCTTTATCGTGATATTTACAACGAGAACGACTTCTTCTATTTCTTTGTGGGCAGAACAACTGAGTGGGGTGATGAAGAATCACCTGAAGATCCAGTGGATTCTGTGCGTTATGCGAGCACGTCAAGTAGAAACATGCTGTTCGTTAAACGTATCCAATCAAGCGACACAGTTCTTATGATTCCTAGAATTAATTGGGCATCTGGAACTGTATATGATCAGTATGATGATAAGTACGGCGAACTAGATCCTGATGATGAAGTATATACTGCAAACAGTGGTGCTGCATCGCTCAAAGATGCAGAATTTTATGTACTGACTGATGATGATCACGTCTATAAATGTATCTTCAATAATAGTAATGCACAAAGCACTACCAAACCCACAGGAACTTCCACTTCTGCAATTGAAACAGCAGATGGATATATTTGGAAGTTTATGTTTAAGGTTGAAGCATCAGATAAGACAAAGTTTCTTACGCCAGAATATATCCCTGTGAGAAAGATTGCAGGTTCTGGTGATCCTGCATTTGATGTTAATGGACAAATTGATACTATTACTATTACTAATGCTGGTTCTTCATATGAAACTGCACCAACCGTTATCATAAATGGTGATGGTACTGGTGCAGTTGCAACTGCTACTGTTAGTGCTGGTCTGGTTACTGCTATAACGATATCAAATTCAGGCGAAGGTTATAGTTTTGCGTATATTACATTTTCAGGCGGTGGTGGTTCTGGCGCTGCGGCTTCCGTTACATTGGGCGCTACTGAGTCTGGTACAGCACAACAAAACGTCGAGAATGCTGCTGTTCCAGGAACAATTGATCGCATAGAAATTCTTTCTGGCGGTATCGATTACGTAGAAGGCGACGCCACCCTTTCAATCATTGGTGATGGTTCTGGTGCAGAAGCAACACTAGAAATTGATCCAGATGATGGAGCAATTCTTTCAATTACCATAACAAATCGTGGTACTGGTTATACCTTTGCTGACATTACCATTGATGGCGCAGAAGGTACTGGCGCCAGTTTAATTGCAGTTATTTCACCAAGAGCAGGTCATGGTGCGAATGCGCAAAAAGAACTGTTTGCAACTAATGTTGGATTCTCTGTCAATTTAACAAATGACACTGCTGATCTGTTCCTGAATAATGATTTCCGACAAATCGGATTGGTGAAAAATCCATTAATTTTTGATACTAATAATAATTTTCAAGATTCTACGGGAACCTGCTGTTACATTATTAACACTTCATCTCCCGCTAGTTATGCCTTGGATGACGTGATTACAACTGACAGTGGCGGTAAATTTATTGTTGTCCAAAAAGTTGATGCTAATAACAATGGATCATTAGAAAGTATATACCTTCTTCCTATAATTCCAATAATAACATCTTCTAGTATACTCGCTAATACCACGCAATCCTTGACTGGATTGACTATAAATAGTGTGGTAGAACCTGAAATCGACAACAAAACAGGTGAAATTATATATCTGGATAACAGAGAATTCATCGTTCGTCAAGAAGATCAGGTAGAGAAAATTAGAGCAATTCTAAAATTTTAAGAGAGAACATAAAATATGGCACTGAATTTAAATGTATCTCCATACTATGATGACTTTGACGATGCAAAAAATTTCAATCGAGTTTTGTTCCGTCCTGGATATGCAGTACAGGCACGCGAACTTACGCAACTACAAACTCTGTTGCAATCTCAAATTGGTAAATTCGGAAACCATATTTTCAAAAATGGTTCAGTCGTCCAAGGTTGTGAATTCAAACTGGATTCTCAGAGAGCATTCGTTAAGATCCTTGATGCTGGAGTAGATAATGACACACTAGTAGATTATGTTGGTGATACGGTAACTGGTGCAACATCAGGAATCACCGCAGTAATTCTTGATGCAGCAACTGGTACTCAAGCAGAATCTCCTGATTTGAAAACACTATATCTTCGTTATACAAGCGGTGATGGATCCACGACTGCGGTTCACTTTACAGGAGGTGAAACTCTTACTGTAACTTCCACCACTGCAGGCAGAAACGGTGATACATTTGTTGTTGATACCACATATGATGATGCAGAACCAACTAACAGTTATTGGGGTCTTGCTTCTGCGTTGACTGTTGATGATGGTATTGTGTATATTGATGGTAAATTCGTCAATCATGAAACACAAACAATCATACTTTCCAAGTATTCCAACCTACCATCTGTAAAGGTTGGATTTCAGATCGTAGAAGATACAGTTTCTGCTGAAGATGATCAAACTTTACTAGATCCTGCGCAAGGATCTTTCAACTATGCTGCTCCTGGTGCCGACAGATACCAAGTTACGACTACTCTTGTTGCATATGAATCAACTGACACAATTCCTCCCACGTTTAACCAATTGGTTGAAATCATAAGTGGAGAAGTCCAAAGAATTTACACTGCAAATATCTATGGCGAACTCGGCAAGAACATGGCCAGACGCACATATGATGAGTCAGGTAACTATGCAGTAAGACAATTTCCTGTTCTGATTAAAGAGCATCTTAATGTTGACGATAACAATGGTTTACGAACACTAAACACTGTCGATCCAGAACGTGGTGGCAGCAAAGATCTTCTTGCTATCGGTCTTGAAGCAGGTAAAGCATATGTTCGTGGGTACGAGCATGAAACATTCCAAACAGAATACGTTGTTGTTCCAAAGGGACTTACAACAGTAAATCAACAAGAAATACCGATTAGCACTGCGTATGGTAACTATATTCTCGTAGATGAATTCTGCGGGATGTGGGATTTAAACACTGGCGATAAGGTCAGTCTTCGCAGTACAGCAGCAGGAGCAATTACTGCAACAACATTTTCTGCTACTGCTGCAGCGGGATCCGAAGTCGGTACTGCTCGCATAAAACAGATCGTATATGAATCGGGTACAGTTGGAACTGCTGCGGCAGAATATCGTTTATATCTCTATGACATTGCAATGTCAAGCGGAGATTTTAAGGATGTTCGTGGTATCTACTATAATGATACTGCCGATGGTCATGCCGATGTAGTTTTGACAGATGGTAATGCAGTTCTACAAGAAACAAGTTTCAACAAATCTCTATATAGAATTCCTGCTCGAGCAACGAAAACGATTGCTCCCAGTGCAGTTTACGATAACTCATTTATCTATACCAAAGAATTCGATGGAGAACTTTCTGCAACTGGTGGCGTTACCATTACATTGTCTGGTGATGAAACATTCCCGTATGATTCGTTTACTGCAACGATCATTAAGAACAACTTCACGATGGTCTTGAAGGAAGCAGCAACAATAAACTCAGTTGCAAGACCGATCGGTTCGGTTATTGATCTTTCTGGCGCAGCATTCACAAAGAACTCTGCCCAATCTATTTCGATCGACCTAACAGGCAATGTTACTTCTGCACCAAAAACCATAAAATTGTATGTGAACGTTCAAACAGCAAATGCACAACCTGTTCTGAAGGTTCTTCGTGAAGATCGTTATGCAATCATCAATACGAATACTCACCCAGCAACAAATACTGGTACGTATTCACTTGGTCTGTCAGATGTTTATCAAATTAAAAATATCTTTATTGGTGCCAACACTGATACTGATTCTGCAGTAGTTGCTGCTGGTGTAGATATTGCTTCTTCGTTTACTCTCGATAATGGTCAACGTGATAATGAATATCGCAATGCCAAGATCATCAAGAAACCTAGCGCACCGTCACTTACGAATAAGAAATTGGTTATCAAATTAGATTTCTTCACCCACGATGGTGCTTCTGCAGACGGTACTTTCTTTGTCGTTGATTCGTATCCGATTGATGATACTGGTGCAACCGCAGCGACAATTAAGACGCAGGATATTCCAATTTATAGATCGCCGCTGACGGGCGAATCATTTGACTTGCGTGATACTTTAGATTTCCGTGTTCGTTATGCAGATTCTGCAGCAAATTCTACTACTGTAGGATCTGCAACAACCAATCCTACTGAGAGCACGACCTTAACTGCACCTTCTGTGGGTATCACAAATCCAGTTCCAACAGAACAGTTTATTACTGATTTAGAGTATTATCTCGGAAGAACAGATCGACTGATCATTGACTCCGAAGGTGTGTTCAGTTCTATCTACGGAACACCGTCACTTACTCCTGGAACTCCCGCCGAACCTGACAATTGCATGTCACTGGCAATCATAACAATTCCACCATATCCATCACTCGCTCCTAATGTTGCGAAGACTGTGAATCGCCCAGATTATGGTGTGACATTCCGAAGCATTGATAATCGTCGTTACACAATGCGCGATATCGGTGTTCTAGAACAACGAATTAACCGTCTTGAGTATTATACATCTCTATCGCTACTGGAAAAAGCGGCCAGCGATTTGTCCATACCAGATGGTTCTGGTCTTGATCGATTCAAAAATGGTATCCTAGTTGATGCGTTTACTGGGCATAACATCGGTAATGTTTTCGATAGTGCATATCATATTTCAATTGATCCAGTAAAGAAAGAGATGCGTCCTTTCTTCCATCTGGAAAATATTGATCTCGCGTTTGATTATACCAACTCAACAAACGTATATAAGACGGGTGACTTGATCACTCTTCCATATGTAAACGTTGAGATGACTAAAAATACATCTGCCTCCAAACCAAGAAATTGTGTCGGGGAGTTACTCTTTAACTACATCGGAAATATGGAACTAGATCCACCAGTTGATAACTGGACGGATACCGCACGGCAACCAGATGTAAGCGTAAACTTCGATGGAAATTACGATGCTTGGGAAAACATGGCAGATGCATGGGGAACTCAGTATGGTGATTGGCAAGATGTAGTAACTGGAAGAACCGCCACAGGACAATCTTCACAAACTGTCTCTGGTAATACGCAATTACGTGGTGATACGCTATTCCAAGAACAAACACAAGTTGTTACTACTACCACCGAACAACGTCAAACTCGTCAAGGTGTTTCTATTTCAGTAACTCCGGAAACACAATCTCAGAGAATTGGTGCTCGTGTAACGGACACTTCAATCATCCCGTTCATGCGGTCAATTGTCGTAACGTTTATCGCGAAAAGAATGAAACCGAATACTAGAGTATTCCCATTCTTTGATGGTATTGGTGTCGCGACACATTGTAGACCACTGAGTTTTGATCCAACCACGGATATACCACCAACGGATCCTGCAGCGTATTCATCATATATCGATGGTACTTATGGTGATCCATTAATTACAAATGCTCAAGGTATTTGCGTAGGTCAATTTAGAATTCCAGCAGCGACATTCCGCACTGGTGATAAGAATTTCCGTCTCTGTGATGATCAATTTAACCGTGATGCATTCATAACAACTGCGTCAATGCAAACATGGTCAGCAAATGGATTGTCACAATCTGTTCAAGATACAGTCGTATCGACTCGTGTTGCTAACGTAGCAGTTAATAACGTTTCAGATTCGAGATCAGTATTTGAAACATCTACTACTCAAAATAGATTAGCAGATAGAAATGTTGGTGTTGTCCAAACAACAGTAAACAATACATTCACGACAGTCAATAACGTAACAAATATTGATAATACTGTGACTAATACTACAGTAGTTAATGTTACGGAAGTTATCGATGTTGTTCAAGATCCTGTTGTTATTACACCAACTCCACCACCAACACCAACTTCACCTGTCGTGGTTATTGCCGATACTCCAACTCCAAACCCTTGCGAACCAGTAACAACCTGCTGGGAAGAATCGGAATTCCAAATTGGTGGTCTAGGTGGTTTCGGTGGTCTTATCAATGGAAGTATCGAAACAGTAATCGTACCAGCTGGATGCAACACAGTAAGTCCTTGCGCGCCAGCTTTTCGCGGACGAGATCCTATCGCGCAGACCTTCTACGTCGAAGGTATGCCATTCGGTTGTTATGTTACCAACCTTGATGTATATTTCAGAACCAAATCATCTAGTGCACCAATTACTCTCCAACTAAGAGAAGTGGTAAACGGATATCCAGGTAATAGAGTTATTCCGTTTGGTGAAGTCACACTAAATCCTGCTGACGTTTCTGTCAGCGAAACCGCTGCGACTGCAACAACATTCACTTTCCCTTCGCCTGTATATCTCCAGAACAATACGGAATACTGTTTTGTTCTTCTTCCCGCAGGTAATAATCCAGATTATAATATTTGGGTTTCTGAATTGGGCGAGAACGAACTCGGCACAGAGAATAGAATTTCTGAGCAACCCCATGTTGGTGTCCTATTCACATCCGCCAATGATAGATCATGGACAGCACAACAAGCAGAAGATATTAAGTTTACTTTGCGTCGTGCAAACTTTGAAATCAATACAGTTGGTTCGCTTGTGATGAAAAACATGGATGTCGACTTCCTGAAATTCGATTCGTTTACGAACGGAAACTTTGAAGCAGGTGATGTAATTCACGGATTCTCCTTCGATATTACAAATGCGGGGACTGGTTATACGAACGGAACTATTGCACATACTCTGTCAGGTGGTGGTGCTACTACAAATGCAACTGTTGCTGTAACAATCGCAGGCGGATCAGTAACAAATGTCGTAGTTACAAATCCAGGAGCAGGATATACTACATCAACTGGAACTCTGGCAGCGACTGTTGCTACTTCTGGTACTGCTGGTCAGTTTACTTGTGGTGCATCGTCGCTATCTGTTGGTGATACTGTAACAATTACTGGTACTCGTGCAGGTACAGGTACCATTACTGGATACACATCAGGAACTGTCTACAAAGTTTCTGCAGTAACTGGAACGTCACCAAATGTTACTGGATTCACTCTTCAAACTTCTGGTGGTGCAGCAATCGTAACTACTGCTGGTACGTTGACGGGGTTGACATATGTAACTGCAACTAATCCGACACTAACGATCTCAAGTGGTGCTGGTTCGAGTGCAGCAGTTACTGTTACGCTTAACAGAGGATTTGTTAAACAATATGATTCTCTATACAATGTTGGTAAGATTTTAGTAAATTCAGGTTCGTTCACTGCTGCTGATATTATTGGTAACGGTACATCTTATGCTGAAATTACTGAAATTGAGAACAAGCAACTTAATGTCCTTGAAACCAATATCGGTTCCATTGATCATACTCCTGCAACCATTGCTTGGTCGGTCGCACCAACTGCAACTGGTGCAGGTGCGGGCGGAACTACGTTTGCGGGAATCAATTTTGGGCAGGAGTATGAGTTATCATATGAAGCACAAATCTATTCGTACTCAAATGAACAGGCAAATTTGGGTGGGGATAAATCTCTGACAGTTAGAGCAGGTATGATAACACAAACATCAACTGTTTCGCCTGTAATCGATACTAGAAAATGTTCTATAATCGCAATTGCCAATGATGTAAATAATGATACTACCGATGAAGATGGAAACAACGGTTCCGCTGCTTCTAAGTATATCTCTCGTAGAGTTGTTCTTGATGACGGGCAAGATGCAGAAGATCTAAAGGTATATTTGAGTAATCAGATTCCAGCAGGTTGCGACGTTAAAGTATATGGAAAATTCCAAGAAGCAACAGATCCCTCAAACTTTGATGATCTTGCTTGGATTGAATTGGAGGCAGTAAATCCACCGCTTAACAACACAGCAAAATCTGGTTATGTTGAATATCAGTATGTCATACCTACAGCAAATAAAAATGCTGGAGTTCTTGAATACACAGTAGGAAGTGCTACGTACAGCGGATATAAAAGTTTCGCAGTAAAGGTTATTCCTCTTTCAACAAATACTTCTGTTGTTCCTCGTGTGAGAGAACTAAGAGCGATTGCATTACAGGTATAACATGACAAGAATTAAACTAACCGATACATCTAAGTATGAACGTGATGGTCATTCGAAGGCAATACTTTCGAATGATCTGCCTGCTCTAGCGGCATACAAGTCTCGTAAACAACACATGAAACAAATTGAATCATATGGAGACGATATAAATAATCTTAAGAATGAAATGATTGAGATTAAAAACCTACTAACACAAATACTACAGAAATAAGGATAAAAAGCATGAGCACACTTACCCTTAGATCTGTAAAGGGGACTCCGCTGACAAATACTGAAGTTGATACTAACTTCAGCAATTTGAATACAGATAAGTATGAATCTGGCGCTAGTCCTTCTTTTGCAGATTTAACACTTACAGGATCCCTGACCAAATCGGTTGCAGGCACAGTTACAGCAGCAGGAACCACTCAAGGTGATGCTACTGCGCTGACAAAAACTGTCAACATGATCACAACAGCAACAGCAAATCAGGGTGTAAAACTCCCGACTGCTGCCGCTGGATTGACCATCAAGGTTATCAATACCACAGCAGTTACCATTAAGGTGTATCCAAATACTTCAGATGTTATTGACGGTGGAACTGTCAACGTTGGTGTTAATCTATCACCATATTCATCTGTTGAATTGGTTGCACAAGATGCCGTAGATTGGTATCGCGTAACTAATTTAATTGTATATGACTCGAGTGGTAACAGGTTAAACTAAAATGAACCCTCTAAAGGTCAAGGCAACAGGTTCCCCAATCACTTCTGCAAACATCAGCGGTTTGCAGACCATGACCGACGCAGAGGTAAAAAATTATATTGCCAATGTTATCACAGAAAAGTTTGCTTCAGTAACAGATGGTACTGGTACTGCTGAAATTAACATTACTACAAACGACAGTGGGTCTGGTACTTCAATCGGAACATTCGTCGATACGACAAGAACCGAATCTATCGGAACACATCCTGCTACTGGTGCAGTCTCTACAACAACATACACTGCTAAGCAGGTTACTGCTGCTGCGGTGGAAAGTATTACCAACAGACCATTAGCATGGGATTCTCGTCTAGAAGAAATGGTAGATGGTGACATTGATAGCACAATGGATCTCTGCGTTGAGGCGATGGTCGCAGAATCAACATATACTGCTGGGCAATATAAACTCCAAGCAACTGCACCATCGGGCGGAACTTGGGTTTCGCGGTATACATTAACAGATACAGCGCAAGGTGGAAACACTGTAACATATCTGTGGCAGAAAACAGTTGCATCTTCATCACCAACAGCGGATCTTACACCACTAAGAGCGTTTAATGGTGGTAACTGCAAGCAGATGACTGAGGCAGAAATCGAGCAGATGCTTCCAGTCTTTAGAAATAGAATTATTGAAACAGGTATCGGAACTTATAAAATCCAATCAGATGCGCCTAGTGGCGGCACTTGGGTTCAAACAGGTAACACATTCACGGATACTCGCGAAGAAGTAACGCCACAGAATTATGCAGGAAACTTTACTGGAAATTTCACTGGTAACTTTTCTGGGAATTATGTCGGTACAGCAAACTACTCAGGTTCTAGAACATATTCTGGAAACTATCTTGGCGGTGGAACTTTTTCTGGAACTTATTCTGGTTCTAGAACTTATTCTGGTAACTATCTAGGTGCTGGAAACTTTTCTGGCAATTATTCTGGTTCAAGAACTTATTCTGGTAACTATCTAGGTACTGGAAACTTTACTGGTCCACAAAACTACTCAGGTAGTAGAACCTATTCTGGTAACTACTTAGGCACTGGAAACTTTGCTGGCGGGGTAAACTACTCTGGTAATAGAACTTATTCTGGCACTTACTTGGGAACTGGAAACTTTTCTGGCGCACAGAACTACTCTGGTTCTAGAAACTATGCTGGTGCCTACTTAGGCACTGGAAACTTTGCTGGAACAATATCGTATTCCGGATCTAGAAACTATGCTGCCAACTATCTTTCACCACCATCAACTTATGGTGGAGTATATGCTGGTTCGAGAAACTATGCAGGATTTTATGCAGGTCCAGGCACAAATTATTCTGGATTCTTTATGGCAGAAACTTATTCAGGAGGTCCATATTCTGGACCAATTGGATACTCTGGTACACCATACACAATATATCAACCAACACCAAGTAGTCTAGATACAGTAGTTTATTTTGTGACGCCATACTTTAGTGGTCCAGGAGGATTCTACTCAGGTCCAGGATTCCAGGCAACACAATTTATTCCTGGTGTCGGAAATTTTCCTGTATTCTATTCAGGCGGAGAATTCGCTGGTCCTGGTCCTGGATACTCAGGTTCCAGAAATTATACTCCAACTTTTCCAATTGCTGGATATTTGGGATTTTATTCAGGTCCAGGTATAAACTACTCTGGTTCTAGAAACTATACTGGTAACTATGCAGGTTCTGGAAACTTTGCTGGACCACAGAACTATTCTGGGGACAGAAACTATTCTGGTAACTACTTAGGTTCTGGTGGAAACTTTGCTGGACCGCAGAATTACTCTGGTTCAAGAAACTATTCTGGTAACTATCTAGGTACTGCAAACTTTACTGGACCACAGAACTATTCTGGGGACAGAAACTATTCTGGTAACTATCTAGGTACTGCAAACTTTACTGGACCGCAGAATTACTCTGGATCTAGACCATATTCTGGTAACTATCTTGGAACTTATGGCGGAGCAGCAAATTATTCTGGATCTAGAAACTATACTGGTAACTACGTAGGAAATTATGGTGGAGCAGTAAATTATTCTGGTTCTAGAAATTACTCAGGCCTATATAATGGACCAGCAAATTATTCAGGCAATTACTCAAGCGCATTCTCGGGTAATTTTAGTGGATCATTTTCTGGGGCAACAATACAAGCAACTAAAGAAACAGTGTCATCTGTTAAGTTATGGATAAGGACGGCATAAAACATGGTTTTAAGAAATAAATCTTCGGCGACCCCTGTTTCTGCTGTAAACTGGCAGGGTCTACAACAGATGTCAGTTGATGAAGTAAAGAATTACATTGCACAAACTCTGACAGTTTCCTTTGGTGCAAACTCAGATGGTACTGGCACTGCTGAAATTAACATTACCACAAACGACAGTGGGTCTGGTACTTCAATCGGAACATTTGCTGACACAGATCGCCAAGAAGCAACAGGAACTCACCCAGCAACTGGTGCAGTTGACACTGTTACATACACTGCCAAACAAGTTACTGCTGCTGCGGCAGAAAGCATTACCAATCGTCCGTTGAAATATGACGATGGTATCAAAGAAATGACTGATGGTCAAATTGATAGTGAAATCTTAGATTATGCAATCAATGCGATGATCACTGAGACCACATATACTGCAGGTCAATATAAACTACAACCAACTGCTCCATCAGGTGGTACATGGGTTGCTCGATACACATTAACTGATGTTGCCAATGGCGGAAACACCGTAACATATCTATGGCAAAAAACTGCTGCAACTACACTGTCAGACTCCAATCTTAAACCATTAAAACTAATTGATACCAAAGATGTCAAAGAAATGTCATCTTCTGAAATCCTACAGATGCTTCCAAGTTTTAGAAACAGAATCATTGACACAGGAATTGGCACATATAAGGTTCAATCTTCAGCACCAGTGAGTGGTACTTGGGTTGCGATGGGCGATGAGTTTGCTGACACCAGAGAGCAAGTAACACCACAGAACTATCTGGGTAACTTCTCTGGTAACTACCTTGGCACCTTCTCAGGTTCAAGAAACTATACTGCAGCATATGCTGGAACATATTCTGGATCATTCGCAAACAACTTTAGTGGTGGTTATGTTGGACCAGCAAACTATTCCGGAGCATATTCTGGAGCATTCGCAAACAACTTTAGTGGTGGTTATGTTGGACCAGCAAACTATTCTGGATCTTACTCACAGGGGTTCAGTGGAAACTATGTCGGTAACTATGTTGGACCAAAAAACTATTCTGGATCTTACTCGCAGGGTTTCAGTGGAAACTATGTAGGAAATTATGCTGGTTCTAGGAACTACGCAGGCAACTATGCAGGTAACTATCTCGGAACATACTCAAGCAACTTTACGGGTAACTATACACGAAACTTCACTGGAACATATACTCCATTCTTTGGTGGTTTCCTTGGTCCTACAGGATACTCTGGTAACTATCTAGGAACTTTCTCTGGTAACTATCTGGGCAACTTCTCTGGTAACTATCTCGGTACCTACTCTGGTTCTAGAAACTATGCAGGTAACTATGCTGGAACATATCTCGGAACATACACAGGATTCTTCACAGGAAACTATCTCGGAACTTCAACATATACTGGAACATATTCGGGTAATTATACTGGATTCTTTACAGGAAACTATCTCGGAACTTCAACATATACTGGTACTTATACTGGATTCTTTACAGGGTTTTATACTGGGTTCTTTGCAGGAACTGCAACATATACTGGTACATACACTGGGTACTTCACAGGAAACTACACTGGATATTATTCAGGTTCTAGAAACTATGCGGGTAACTATGCCAGTAACTTTAGTGGAACGTATTCAAGCAACTTCTCTGGCGCAACAGTAATTGCGACCAAAGAAACTGTATCGACGATAAAACTTTGGGTTCGCACTGTATAAAACCCTTGACTTTTTTGGTAAAATAGCGTATATATAATATTGAGAAATTATTTTTTTAATGGAGATTTGAATGACTAGTACACGCACTATTGAAAATCCTTACTGGGCGAACAAAGAAAAACAACATGTGATTGCAGAGTTCGTTTATTCTGACACGGGTAAACGAGCAACTGCATCAATCATGAACGATGGTACTAATCGAGATTATGATGAATTGATGCAGAAGTATAGCATCGAGCAGATTGATGCGAATACCAAGAAACGGTTTGATGACCGCAATCAACATATCAAGCATAACATTGAACGCCAGAAGGTTGACAAGACTCGTATGCAGCAAGAGCAACTGTTCGCTGCTAAACTGGATGCATTCGAGATCGATCTAATTAAATCCTCGAAGAATCGTGACTTGAAGTCCAAGATTCGTAAAGCAAAGAACATCATGGAAGTTACTGCGTACACGGTAATTCTTCTACAACAGGAAGAAGCAAATACTGCTATCGTACGAGAAGCAGTTGATGCAGAATAATGGTTTTCTCTACGTAGCAACAGTAAGAAAAGGTTACTATAGAGCGGCGAGAAATTCCGCTATATCTCTGCGCGATTTCTATCCTGATGCAAAAATAACATTCTTCACGCATGAGGAATGGGTTCAACCAGATGATTATGAAATCTTCGACACAGTTGTAACTGAGAATGTCCCAAGAGATAAACGAGCGAAACTTTGGGCGCTTGATCAAACTCCATATGATTTAACAACCTACATGGATTGTGACATGGAAGTTGAGCATGAAGACATCCAAAAGATCTTTGATCAAATCCCAGATGACATTGATGTCATCTTTACTGCTAATCGCCCGTATAACGCAGCACTGACTAAGTTATCTGACACGGAAGAAATGACTGAGCACTGTGGATTGTTCGTTTATCGAAACAATGAACAAACATTAAAACTAATGCGTGCATGGTATGACGAGTATTGGGAACAGAATAAACCAGGATGGGATCGCAAACATTATCCTAAATCTGCATTGCAGTGGGATACATTCACAATGTGGAGACTCCTAAATCATTTTGACTTTGGTGTCAAAACTGCCAGATTCCCTGATCCAGATGCCAGATGGAACTTTGTTTCCGGATATAAACAAGAAGAATTGCAGGGTCAACCAGTAGTGATTTATCATTATACAATTCCACATTCTTTATTAGATTAACAGGACACACATGCTACAATTTACAAATTCAGTTTCTAAAGAACTAAGTGATATTTTAGATCCATTCACAGAATGGTTTTTCGCCCAAAATGATCAACATCTCGTACTGGGTCCACAAGAGCAGCAAGAAAAGCGTCGCGGTGGATTGAATATGGAAACTGCTACTGATGAACAATATTTAAATCATATTGTCAATAAGCGCGATAAGCATGTTGGTTTCCCTGATGTTGCATGGTGCACTGATATGTCTCAGGCACATGGACAACCATGGTTCCCTTTTGAATATGGTAGAAGGCAGCAAGAAACAAATAAAGAATTGATCAGTTATCTTGGCGCAAGAAACAATGCGGTGTTTACTTACTATCCTGAAAATGGTTTTATGGGATGGCACACCAACTGGAACGCATCAGGATATAATATTCTGATTACTTACAATACAGAAGAAAATGGTGGATACTTCCGCTACTTGGATCCTGTTACAAAAGAAATCGTAACTATGGTTGATCCAAAGGGATGGTCATGTAAGGTTGGACACTTTGGTGATCGTAGCGATCCAAATAAAATTGTATACCACTGCTGCGGCAATTCTGCCAAGAGACTGACTTTAGGATATGTTGTGCCGCATCTTGAAATTTGGCGCTCAATGATCGAAGATATCAGCGGTGAGGATGCTTCTCACTTTTCTTGACCTTTTCGCGCTCTTTATGTTTTGCCAGTAGTTCTTCGAGAACAACTAAATTTTCGTGCATCTTTTCCATATCATCTAACATTTTTGGAACTGCAACAGATGCCTGCTGTATAATTGCGAACTCGTAGTTTGTGTGTAAAGGGTTGGTAGCAGATTTTATTCTTCGCTGCTTCAAGAAACTTTTAATTTTACTCACCAACGAGGGTTTTCTTGCCTCGACCATATTCAACTTACTGCCTTTCTGGTCTGTTGCTTGTTGTCTTGCCTTTAAAATTTGTTCTTCTTTTATTTTTGCCGCTGCAGCATTTTCTCTGGCAAGTTTTTCGTTTTCTTCTTTGAGAATCTGTAGTTCTTCAACTAGTTTCGGATCTGTAACATGAACAGTTTCTATAACTGTTTCGATTACCTTCTCAATTACGACAGGTGGATTTTCTAAAATATCTTTTGCTTTAGCAATTGTTTCTGCTGCTACTTTTGACTCTTCTTCTATTGCAAGTTTTTGTCTCTGCAATTCTCCATGTTTTTCTTGCGCAATTTTTTCTCTATCAAGTTCTTCTTGAGAGGGTTCAATAATCTCAACTTCGATAATTTCTTCTTGAAAGTTTCCTTCGATCCAATCTTCCACAATCACTTCTTCGGGTGGAGGTGGTAATGATACTAAGGGTTCTGGAATATAATCTTGTGGTGGTGGTGCGACGACTCTTGCTCTTGCCATATTATTTCTTCCCTATTACCATGAAGCGATCGAAGTTTACTTTACCATCCCAAGACCAGTAAGACTGTTCGATCTGTCCCTCGTAGAAAACATCAGTAACTCCAACATTCTCAACATGCTCTTCGATCGATGGAACACAATTAATACCCCACATCTCTCTAAAAACATTTGACGACTGACAGGCAAAGATACAATCCTTGTTTGCGGTCGTCATTTTATTTAGCGGATACATTGCCTCGCAACCAATAGAAACTACCACATCAGTTTCTAGTGCATTGATGTCATGATATGCGAATGGAACATCCCAGTTGATATGATTTAATTCAATACCCTTCTCAGAATAATACCGATTGAACACCATTGATAATTCCAATGCGTCTTTATCAATATCGATCAAGTTAATTTTCTTGACATTTAAATTTTCACACAGTAATGGAACAAGTGGAAATCCTAACCAAGAATTTAGAATTGTAATGTCTAATTCTTCTGGAACATCTTTCATCTCCAATAGTTTTTCGACTAACCAAATGGCAGCATCCATAGTATTCGGATTCATGGACTTGCGGAAGTCCTCGTGTTTCCATGGCATCTCGTTGGCAATCTTATCAAGTCCCTCGCCCCAATAGCGATAGTTGTTCAAGTAATTATAATTTAACATCTTGTGGTCTTTCCATTGAATCGTATAAACAAACGAGTGGTTCAGGTCTGAGAACATGTTCTCTTACATCAATCGGCCAAACATATCCATAGTTATAACTATACACCCAGTTATCTGGAAAATGTCCGATCTTCAAAAGACGTTCTCTTTGGTGACCGAATAGATTATCTAACCCACGATAATAAAAAAACATTTGATCAGGATAATCTCTTACGAACTTAGTAATTTTGTTTACATCTAATTTATCGTTCCATCTAAGAACGCTTGAATTTAGATCCGTGTATCTAAACGGAATTTCTTTTGTATCCTCTTTCATTTGCTTCATGTTATGCCAACGAGTTCGAATGAAAGTTAATGTATCTTCTGGATTATATTCAACAATACAATCAATATTGTGTTGGATACCTATGTCTAAGTCTAGGAAAAGTTTTTCTCCCATCTGCCGCACGACATTTTTGTCGAACAAGTGGAGTTTATTCCACCATTTTTCATAATAATTATCTTCAGGAATGGGAATAACTATGACCTCTGGATCTAAATCTCCAGGGTGTTCTGTGATACAATAAAATTTAAATTCGTGAGTTATGTGCTCTCTACACATTTCCAGAATACGATTTACGTATTCTGGTCCATATTTGAAACCCCACTTCACTGTGTAAATATTAATCATCAAATATTCCAATGCTCTAAAAGATCAGGATCAACTAACGATTCCTGTTTCACTTTGCCTCTACGATCATCTTGGAACGGCAGTAAATCCACATTAAACACGCAGAGAATGCAGTCTTTTCTATATATACCCACAGTAAGGTCGCCTGAATCCCAGTCGCGTCCTCGATTATATGAGTAAGCAAACGTATTTGGAAAATGTTTCCATAGAGGAGTATTGCTAAAGTCGCCCCATCGCCAACTGTGGTAGTTGTCGGTTCCATCTGTAAACGTAAACCAAATACGCTCTTGGTTTTCGAGAACGTCCTGCCAGATACACTCCGTCTGATCATCCGACCACACCATGCAACTACCATTGGTATACGCACCATGAGAAAGTTTGAAGTTGCGCGATTTCATCGGTCGCGGATCTTGCCACCATGATCGTAACTTGGTGGGATTCTCTAGGTCATAAGTGATGATTGGCGACAAATCATTTTGTATGATAACATCAAGGTCGAAAAAGACAAATCTTCCAGTGGGTTTATCGTCTGCGAAGTTGTGTGTATTGAAGATGAACGTCTTTGGTCTGTCCCAACAACGTGCCATGCCGTATTTAAAATCCTCAGACCCAAACCAGTATTTCGGATGGATGTCGGGAATGTCTGGGAAGTCTATTACTTTAATCTCGGCATCAAATCCTTCGCTGTTATCCGTATAGCAATAGAAATGAAACTCAAAATTATCTGGAGTATGCTTCTTTGCCATTCGATAAAGACGGTTGACAAACTCAGAAGAATACTTTGTTCCCCATTTACAGCAAACGTAATTAACTCTCATTGCCACAACCTAATAATATTTTCATCAGTGCATTCCATTAATTTAATTTGTGCCTTTGCACTCGGATGCGGAACATTGTCTGTGTTGAACAAACATACCTTAGCATCTTTACGAAACTTAAACCATTCCACATCATCTGGGTGATGCTTTCCACGATTCCAAGAATAGATCCATCCACCTGGAATATCTTTCCAGAAATCTCTCTGTCTCCAGTAATGGTAATTGTCGCTTCCTTTAAAAAAGGTTTTGAATACAGATTGAGAATTCTGCATAACATCTTTATAGATGTGCTCACAAGAAACATTAGGCCATAACATCATGCTCGAATTATAGAACGTGCCTCGAGTATCTATAAACAATCTATCATGTTTCAGTGATTGTGGTTGCCAACGACATTGAATTATTCTTGGTTTTTCAGATAGGTCAATTACCTCTGTTATATCTTCTTGGATTACCACGTCAAGGTCGAAGTAACACCAGTTCCCAGTATAACCAAGCCAATTATGTGAATTAAATACTAAGAACTTTGCACGGTCAAAACAGAAAGTTTCTTCACCAAACCAATATTTGGGATGCAAAATACCATCGTCTGGTATAGGTGCAGTATCACATTCAATTCCCTCGGCGTTATCTGTAAAACACGTGAATGTATAGGAAGATAAGTTCCGAGAAAAATTCTTTCGCACCATCTTATATAAGTTGTTTACATACTTGGCAGAGTACTTGTCGCCCCACTTAATACATACGAAGTTCATCATACTTTTTTTCTGCTCCAGGAAACTGATCTAAACCATTTAACAATGCTATCGTATAAGTTGGGCGATAGAAGAAGGATTCGTTGTGGTCGTCAATTCCATAATAATCTGCACCATAAACAAAAGAATAAATTTCACCCTTTGGAAAGTAATTGAATCTAAAATCTTCATGCCAAAGGAATCTATCATCACCAAAGTATTTAACCATGTAGTAATCAGGATCTGTTTGAAAGTGTTCCCAAATATGATGAACAGTTCCTTCTCTCCACATAACAACACTTGAGTTGTAATTACTCAAGAAACGCATACCATGTGTGTCACCAACATAATCGGGAAACTCTTTATCCTTCCAATAAGTATATACTATTGTAGGAAAATTGTCAATAGAATTCCACAGATGATCAATGTTTTTTTGTATTCTGATATCAAGATCTAAGTAAAGAACATCACCCAATTCCTCCAAAGTATACATCCATATTTTAATCCAATGTCCCTCTATATCTTCAGGCATAGGAATTGCTTTTATTAATGGATCTAGGTCAGTCGGATCATCGGTGATACACGCATAGTTATATTTTCTGCCAGTATCATTTACTATTCTGTTTACGTCTGCAGCAGAATATTTTTCACCATATTTTATCATCAAAATCGTTTGCATAGTATTCTCAGTTATTATAAATATTCTCATATAATTTATAAGGGTTTCTGATGGCACAAATTCAAAATATCTTTATTGACCAAGGAACGACTTTTTCTTTGTCCCTCGCAGTAAATGATCAGAACGGAGATCTAAAGGATCTTACTGGTTATACTGTAGCAGCACAAATGCGCAGATCGTATTACACTACTACTTCTACTAATTTTACTGCAGCAGTTTCTTTACCAGAAGATGGCGAAGTCACTATTTCATTGACTGCGGTGCAAACCTCAGCAATAAAAGCAGGAAGATATGTTTACGATATTGAAATTACAGGCGACGGTGAAACGCTACGAGTTCTTGAGGGGATCGTTGTAATTAATCCAGAGGTAACGAAATAATGGCACTTAACGTTACAGTAGGAACCCCGAATGCAGTTAAAGTTGAAGTGGGAACTTCAAATACTATAAATACAAGTATAGTAAGTAAAAGAACATCAACTAAAATAGAGACGTTAGCGGACGTAGATGTAGAAGGTATTCAAGATGGATATACTTTAGTTTACAATACTGCTACTAACAAATGGGAGGCAGTAGATCCTGCTTTAGATTTGAATTTGGGTATTATAGACGGTGGAACGTTTTAACAACTGAAATAGAAATAATAAACTAAAGGAAACTGACATTATGTCTACAATCATTCAAATTAAAAGAAGTTCGGGCGCAACTGCCCCAGCAACTTCCGCTCTCCTAGAAGGCGAAATGGCATACGCACAAGACGCAAGCAATAGCGGCGCAAGTGCAAAACTTTATATCGAATCAGTAGAAGGTGGTTCTGCCGCAATTCATGCTGTCGGTGGTAAGTATTTCACAGACAAGGTTGATGCTCGTCTTATCGATGCAACCTCATCAGTCGGTGGTAAAGCAACCTTTGCTGAAGGAACATCTAATGGTTCCAGCAAAGTAACTCTAAAGGCACCAGATTCGCTTGCTGCCGATCTTACTCTGATCCTTCCAACCGCAGACGGTACAAACGGTCAGATCCTTACCACAAACGGTTCAGGTCAACTCGCATTCTCTGCACCTGCTTCGTCGTCATTCACAATCAGCGACAACCAAGGAACTCCAAATACTGATTCCTTCTCAACTGGCGGAACTCTGACTTTTGCTGGTTCAGCTGGTGTCAAGACAACAGTTTCAGACAACCAAGTTGCTATCGCTGCTGATATTACTGGTGCTACTGCTCTGACATCACTTGCTGATGCAGACGAATTCCTTGTTTATGATGCTTCGGCAACTGCAAACAAGAAGATTACTGCTGAAGATATTGGCGATTACATCTATGCTGCCGTTTCTGGCGATATTACAATCAGCGAATCAGGTGTTGCGTCGATTGCTGCCAACTCGGTTGCTCTTGGAACTGACACAACTGGTAACTATGTTGCTACTGTTGCTGGAACTGCAAACCAAATTGCTATCACAGGTTCAGGTTCTGAAGATGCTGGTGTAACTGTTGCTCTTACTAATGACGTTACCCTTGTTGGTGACCTAACAGTTGGCGGTAACGACATTAAGGCAAATGGCGGCACAACTTCTATCACTCTTTCGGGTGCAGATGTTTCGGTTGCTGGTGACCTAACAGTTACTGGAAACGACATTAAGTCATCTTCTGCTACTGCTCTAACACTTGACGGTGCAAACGTTGCTGTTGCTGGCGATCTTACTGTAACTGGTAACGACATCAAGTCATCTTCTGCAACTGCTCTGACTCTTGACGGTGCAAACGTTACTGTTGCTGGTGATCTAACGGTTGGTGGTAATGACATTAAGGCATCTGACGGAACTACTGCCCTGACACTTTCAGGCGCTAACGTTACTGTTGCTGGTAACCTTACTGTTTCGGGAACAACAACTACTGTTAACTCGACAACTCTAACTGTTACCGATCCACTCGTATTCGTTGGTAACGACAATAACGCAACTGACGCAGTTGACATCGGTCTGTTCGGTATGTATGATACCAGCGGTTCGCTAGACCTTTACTCAGGTATCTTCCGCGATGCTTCGGACGGTAAGTGGAGACTCTTTAAGGATTCACAAGCTGCTCCAACCACAACTGTTAACACAGCGGCAACTGGTTACACCATTGCTACTCTTGTTGCTAACCTTGAAGGCGGAACTATTTCTTCGCTTGCTTCGGCAATCAGCGTTCCAAACGGTGGTACTGGTGCGGCAACGTTTACTGCTAACGGTGTTATGTTCGGTAATGGTACTTCTGCACTCGGAGTTACCGCTGCGGGAACTGCGGGTCAAGTTCTTCTATCTGGTGGTTCAGGCGCTGCTCCTTCGTTCGGCAATATCGACGGTGGAACATACTAATATATAAAGGGAGGGGAATTTCTCCCCTCCCACTTTTTTTGGAGATAGATAATGGATCAAACAAAATTTATTAACTCGTATATTGCAAATCTTGCAGAACGACTGAAGGCGTTAACACTTGATAATATCATGCTGAATACACAACTTACGATGGCGAATGAAACCATTAATGAGTTGCAGAAAAAGATTCAAGTTTTAGAAGATATCCAAGCAATACCAATTCCTAAGTCCGACTACATGGGTCTTGATGGTAAATTGAAATCTGATTACAGTTACACTGGTGCAGAAGAACCCTACCTCGTTGACGATGCGGAACAAAATGAGAAGGAAATTTTAAATGACAGCGGCGGCAACGATAGTCCAAGTAAAGAGAAGTGAAACTGCTAATGCAATACCCACTGCAGGACAACTTGCAATAGGCGAACTCGCAGTCAATTTGACTGACAAAAAAATATTTTCTAAGAAAACTGACGGAACAATCGTTTCTATCGGCGGTGTTGGAGTTGATGGTGGAGATGGAACTACCTCGGTAGGCACAATCGCTTTTTCTGATACTGCATTCAGCGACTTCTTCGTTGATACATCAACTACACCTGGAACAGCAATTGTTCGCCTCAATCAGATAACCGATCTTGACTATGGATTGATTACTGATGAAGTAGCAGCATATAATGCAGTTGATTACGGGAGCATCGCATAATGGCAGCAAGAGTAAAACTGAGAAGAGGTACTTCTACTCAGCATAATACCTTTACTGGCGCTGAAGCAGAAATTACTGTGGACACTACAAACAATACGATAAGGGTGCATGATGGTTCCACTGCTGGTGGTCATCAATTGTTGAAAACCACTCTAGCAAACATAGCAGATGGTGCCATTCTTGATGGTGGAACATATACTACCTAAATAGGGTGGACTAGGAGATACAAATGGCAACGATTTTACAACTTAGAAGAGGGACTACTGTCCAGCACTCTACCTTTACTGGTGCTGTCGGTGAAGTCACAGTCGACACAACAAAAGATACAGTAGTTGTTCATGATGGTACCACCGCTGGTGGTAAACCTCTGGCAACTGAAGCATATGTTACTTCGGCAATTCAGACTAAAGATAACACTGACGAAATCACAGAAGGTTCAACAAACCTCTACTTTACAACTACCAGAGCAAGAGATGCATTTAGCGCAAGCACAGGTATTAGTATTACTAGTGGCGCAATTTCATCCACCATTACTCAATATACAGATGCTCTTGCCCGTGGTGCTGTATCTGTAACAGATAGTGGCGGTGATGGATCGCTCGCATATAACAGTTCGACGGGTGTAATTACTTATACTGGTCCAAGTGCAACAGATGTTCGCGCTCATATCAGCGCTGGAACTGGTGTTACTATCACTGATGGTGCAGTTGCTATTGGTCAGGCAGTTGGAACTGGATCTAACGTTACGTTCAATGATTTAACTGTTAGTGGTAATCTAACTGTTTCTGGAACTACAACCACAGTAAATACCGAAACTATTAATCTTGCCGATAATATTATCTTACTGAACAGTAATGAAACTAGCACACCAAGTCAAAATGCTGGTATCGAAGTTGAGCGTGGATCTTCTACAAATGTCGTATTTCAATGGAATGAAACTACTGATGTTTGGGAATATACAGTAGACGGAACCAACTATATTCCAGTTGTTGGTACTACCGCAACTCAAACTCTAACTAACAAGACACTTACCAGTCCTGTGATTGGCAGCATTGTCAACACTGGTACACTAACTCTACCAACAAGTACGGATACACTAGTCGGTCGTGCTACCACCGATTCTCTTACCAACAAGACAATTAGTGGTGCATCAAATACTCTATCAAATATTGGTAACGCATCACTAACCAACAGCAGCATTACTTTAGCAGGCACTGCAGTTTCTCTGGGTGGTGCATTTACCGCAACTAATATGCTTGATGCAATTAAGACAGTTGATGGTACAGGATCTGGTCTAGATGCCGATCTACTGGATGGTAACTCAAGTGCGTATTTCCGAATCAATGTTTACAACTCAGCAGGAACTTTATTGAATTAATTATGGCAACAGTAATCCAACTAAAAAGAAGTGAAAGTACAGGAGCAATTCCTGCAGTCGGTGATATTGCAGTCGGAGAACTTGCGGTAAATCTCGCAGACGGTGTATTGTATTCTAAAAAAACCGATGGAAGTATTATTGAGGTCGGAGGATATAATCCAGAATTCTTTACTATTCCAGGAACAATCGATCTGGGTGATCTCGCAGGAGTGGATCCTACAGTTTATGACATGGGTACATTATAAATAGTCCCAAAGAGGACAAGATATGGCAATTTCTTCAAGACAAGGTTTAATAGATTACTGTCTCCGCAGACTCGGATTTCCAGTAATTGAAATTAATGTGGACGATGATCAAGTAGAAGATCGCATCGATGACGCATTACAGTATTTCCAAGAGTATCATTTCGACGGTGTCGAGAGACTCTACCTGACGCACAAAGTCACAACCGCAGAACTAAAATTCTCGGGGTTGTCTGCACCTTCATTTCAAAACAACGAGATGTTAATCGGTAATACTTCGGGCGCGACATGTATTTTATACACATTATCTGGAACCACTGCGAGAATAACAAACGTAAAGGGTGTGTTTACAACAGGTGAAACTGTAACAGGATCTACCTCAGGATTCAGCAGAGCACTCGCAGCAACTAGTTTCTACACTCCAGGTGATATTCAGAACGGTTATCTCCCACTCCCAGATTCGGTAATCGGTGTTATCCGTGTTCTTCCCGTCAATGGTCCAAGTTCTGGTATGAACAATCGCAACAACATGTTCGATCTTATCTATCAGTTCCGTCTTAATGACATGTATAACTTGCTGTCTGCTGACATGGTTTATTATACGCAAGTTCAACAGCATCTGTCAATGCTTGACATGCTTCTAGTTGGCGATCGTTCATTCAAATACAATCGTAAAATGGACAAGATGTATATTGACATGAATTGGGAAGAAGTATTAAATCCTGATGATTTTATTGTCGTTGAATGCTATCGTATCCTAGACCCAACAACATACACACAAGTCTATGATGACATGTTCCTGAAACGTTATTCGACTGCATTGATCAAACGTCAATGGGGTGAGAACATGAAGAAGTTTGGTGGGATCCAACTTCCTGGGGGTGTAATTCTAAATGGCAGAGAGATCTACGAAGAAGCAGTCGAAGAAATCGCGACAATCGAAAACGAAATGCAATTGAAGTCAGAGTTGCCAATAGACTTCATGGTTGGATAAGACATGCCAACGAACTTCTATTTTCAATCTGGTAATACATCTGGAACCACAAACGAACAACGTTTGGTGGA